CTAATCAAGCCCCATCTGTGCCTCATTTACCCCACGTTTACCCCACGCCGACATATCTGGCAGCGCGGACAGGATGCTCGCGTTGTCTGTATCGACGAGATGTGCATAGCGCTGCGTGGTGACTGGCGAGACGTGTCCGAGTAGTCGGCCGATCTCAGCGAGAGGTGTTCCGTTCTGCACTAGCCATGAGGCATAGGTATGGCGGAGATCATGTGGACGGACATGGCCGAGCTTTGAGCGCTCAAGCGTCGGCTCCCACTGGCGGTGGCGCCAGTTTGCGTAATTCATCTTCCCGAAGATCAGCCCCGCTCCTTCAGGAAGATGGACGTCTGGCGACAAGGGGACAGAGCGAATGCGACGACCTTTCGGGTAGGCCTTCAGCGACCCCATTGCGTCATCCCACACTTCGGCGACACGGATCTGGCCGCGCGCCCGATCAACGCGTTTGTGCTGCAAACCTGCGGCCTCACCCCATCGGAGCCCGGTGGCGAGAAGGAGGGCGAGGAAAGGCGTGGTCCACTCATCGGCCGCCTCCATTAGGGCACTAGCCTCTTCATGCGTGAGGAAGCGCATCTCGTCTGTCTGCCCATGTGGGAGCGCTAGGCGTGTCGCGGGGTTCGATACGAGGACTTCAGCATCTATCGCAGCAGTTAGGGAGCCTGAAAAGAGATGCACGATCCGCTGAATACTTGTGGGCGCGAGTCCATCTCGCCGAAGTTGTGCCGCCCATGATTTGACGTCATGCCGAGTTATTTCGATTAGCGGCACTTTTCCCCACTTTGGAAGAAGGTGCTTGTTCCGCGGGGAAATATCGCGCTTAAGTACACCAGGGGAAACCGCTCGGTCGGGCCACCACGCTTCGCACCATTCGCCCCACGTCTTCCCACGCGCTTTCGGATCACGCCAGCCAAGAGAGTGAGCGGCCTCGTGAGCAAGATAAGCGACCGCGTTCGCCTCATCTTTACTGTCAAAAGTGCCGGCCGTTCGTTTCTCTCCGCTCGGTAACAGATACCGTGCTCGCCATCGTTTACTTGGAAGTTGTTCTACCCATGAATTCATGTTGCTTATCTTATGTGATCCAGCGTTATCCGTGCTACGGTTTAGTCACTAATCACTCTGGAGGGAGTAAAAAAATGGAAAAACGGTACACGTCGGCAGAAGCGGCACTGGTCGCAAAGCGGCATGAAGAAACAATAACCAAAGCGCTCAGGCAACTTGGCGGGTTGCACGGCACACAGTCGGGCCGCAAGGGTCGCTGGCTCATCCGTGAGTCATGTTTGGATGCCTGGCTCGATCATCTTCCCTGTGCGCACCAGATGGCGGTGGCCGCATGACCTCGAACGCTGAACGGGTCGAACGACTACAGGAAGTGCTCAAAGGCAGCAGCAAGAGAATCGTTCCTCTACGGTTCGACCATGTTGTGGCTCTGTTCGAGGAATACTACGACCTGCGCCGGAAGATCGACGCGCTAATCCAAGTTGGCGACTTCCGAATCGAACACATTTATAACGGGGAGTGCCCAGATCTCGGAGAGAACGACGACCGTGACCCCTACTGTCCCGCCTGCATCATCCTTGACGACGCCCTCACGACCCCCACCAACCCCGAGGGAGTCGACCAGTGACCGCCGACTACACGCCCACCATGCAGGAGTTAGAAGACGACTACTCTGCGATTCCTGCGCCTGACGGTTCGCCCTTGGGTAAGTCTTCAGACCGCGACCGGGCCGCTTTTCGGCGTGCTCTCGCCGCTCACGATGCTGAGGTTGCTGTCACCGTACTACGAGAAGCAGCACAGGACTGGGGCGCCCATATGAGTGAATTCGACGGATACGCCGAGCACTATCTGAGCGCTCGCGCTGCCTCCCTAGCTACCGTAATCCGTGCCGCTTTCCCCGCTACCAAGGACCCGACAACCGAGACGAAGGAGAAATGATGGCCGACACGATACGCAGTTTCTTCCCATTCATCGACCCTGCCGAATGCGCCAACGAACACCGACCCCCCGCTGGTCCAAACATGGACATCAGCGTATGCCGGTGTGGAATGCCAATCGGGGTTATGCGCCCCAAGGGCCAATCATTCGGCTGGCACGCTGATGACTGCTCGTTGCACGTCAATCATCCCGGCTACTGCGTTGGTGGCGGAAACGGCCACACGATCCCAGAAGGTGAGACGATCCGTGGTTGATCCCAGCATCCCCGACCTGACCGCAATACGAGCACACGCCGACGCCGCTACTGAAGGGCCGTGGGATTATGTCTGTCAGGGTGTTGTGGCGCAGGGCTGGGTGTCGAGTGAAGATGCCTTGGACAACCCTGTCGCAACGGGGCGCACTGATGCAGATGGTGAGTTCATCGCGCACGCCCGAACTGACATCCCCACCCTTCTCGATCTGGTCGCTGCTCTCGCGAAACAGGTAGCAGACGCCTGGGACGAAGGGGCGATGTGGGCTGCTGTCGAATTAGGGGCCGTCAAGTCGTCATCAGTGCAGTGGATTGCAGCCGATGAAAACCCGTACCGTGCGGCATCGGCTATCCCCACGGATACAAAGTAAACTCACCCCCATGAAGATCCTTGTCACGGGCAGCCGCCCATATACCGATGGCTTCGAGATCCAGTCGACTCTTCTCTCCTACTACGAAGAGATGAAAGGCGAGATCATCGAAGTGCATCGGAATGAGACGGGCAGCGCCGAGTCGATCGCTGGTTTCTTGTGCCGCCAGCACGCTGATCTCGGTCTCGTTGATATGCCTGCGCCTGGTTTTTATGACCTCGCAAGTTTCCGGGCTTTGCACGTCTTCTTGCAGGAAGGCGCTGATCGCCGGCGAGCTGACCGGATGATTGCATGGGCTAAGGCAGCGGGCATCCTAGTCGAAATTACTACTACCGAATAGCATTAGGGGATGCCCCTCCCAACGCCCGGCGCTACCTCCCATTGGACGGCTCAGATTGGCGCGCTTGCAGAGAGGGAGATGAAGTGCGAGATCACCCTTTACGATCCCACAAACACCGTCACAATTCCTTACGATTCGGCGACCGACACGGGTGGCTATGATGCCCCCTCCATTATCAAAGCGGACGTGCCCGCGCGCCTGGTCTTCTTGCGTTACCCGAAACCTGTCAACGGTGTAGTCGACTGGTCGGTAAGCCATACGGCGCGAATCCAAATCCCGCTTACAGCTATCACAACGCCGATCACTAAAGGTCTCATAATCCGCGTGACTGCGCTCGGTGAATCAGATGACCCCGCGCTCCTTCAAGTCGCTTTCACGGTTGAGACGGCCTTCAATGGTTCATTCGCAGCCGTCCGCACAATCTCTTGTATTAGCAGCCTGACCGTAACCCCGGCAGTAGTTTAGTGACTACCGGAGACGTCCAATGGTCGAACGGTAGTCCGATCGAGCTCATGGGCCGCATTGAGACCCAGATCTACGGTTTCCGCGAGACGGCTCTTGGGATTCTGACTGAAATCGTCAAAGAAGCAGAAGCGGGTCAAATCCTCGCACTCAATCTGGCCGTGACGGATACGGGTAAAGCGCGTATTGAGGCTGGTGGTCCAGGTACAAGCGGTCGCAATGATACAGGTCACATGATTGATGGGATTTCAAGCGAAGCGCATGAAGAAGGCGACTTGCTCGTGGGGACTTGGGGTTGGGATAACCCAGAGCCCTATTTCATTGAGCAAGAATATGTGAATGGTCGCCTTGGTGGCGCACACTCTTTGGCGACATCAATGATTGGCGCTAAAGCCAAAATCAGGCCTCGAATCCAAAAAGCTCTGGAGACTTTCTAATGACCAATTTTGATGGAGCTGCGGAATCTGCAGCCATCCTTGCCCATGCTAAAACCCTTTTCGGCGGCCGGGTCACAGAAGGTCTTGCGGATGACGAGACGATCGCGCTCAACAGCGATAGCACAGTCAAGCCTTTTGCGGCTATCCTTTTTGGTGAACCGATTGCGTCAGGCAAAGACCGCAATCTCGGCCGTGAGGCAACCCAGCCGCACATCGTGGGCGTTAGTTTTGTGCTGACCGCCCGCGACTCCATCACAGCGCGGAGTATGTCTGCCGACATTCTGAACCTTTTCATGGACTGGCAGCCGACCCCGACATCAGGCCTTATGCTCCCGGTTGGTGGTGGCGCAGCGTTTGGAACTATCGCCGCGAGCAACGTCCCGAGCCGTTTTGTGCGTATGCGGAATTTCAGCGTCGAACTAAACCTGTGAGCTAGCTACACGTTGCCTGTATGCTGACTGGATGCCACTCTACCGCGACACCAACACCCAGATCATCACCAACTATCCGGTGGAGATTTACGAGCACCCCATACTCGGGGCCTCACTCGTCCCCTGGGATGCCCTCGATTGCGACTTCGAGGAAGACAAAGTTGTGGTTGAAGATCCCCTCTCGACCAACCGGGTTCAGTACGTCGCTGTCCCCACGCCTCCGCTCGACTCCACCGCAACCCCGAAGGAAGAGGACTAATGTCCGCCACCAAGACCCTCCGGGGCAACGTAACCATTTGGGCGGTGCGGCCTGAGGCTTTCGCCGACTGGAGCGTCCCCATCTCCCTCGCCGCATGGAGCACGGCTCTCGCCTCCGGTCTCATTACCGACATCTCCTGCGCAGTAGAGGACGGCTACAAGCTGAACCTCACTGGATCAGCCGTGGACAACTCCCAGAGTGTCTGCGACATCACGGTCGTCGAGACGCCGCTTTACTACCAGTATGAGGCGCTGCTCGAGCTGTTCCGCAACCGTCCGGGCGACGTTGATATGCCTATCTACGACATCGCGCTCTCCCTCTTCGATGCCCCAGACGTCCCCTACTTCCTCGTGAAGCGCATCGACAAGGCGCAAGGGTCTGCCCTGGCGGTTGGGGACATCGTCTCTGCCTTCGGCGTTTACACCGACCTTGCTCAGGATGTCGTGGCCGATGGAGCGATGCTGAAGTTCGGCGCCCACTTCAAGACCACCGGCGGCGTCAACACCAACAAGACCGTCACGGCATAAGGAGCCTGAATCATGTCCAAGAACCCCGCAAACGGGAACGTCAAGGTCGGCTGGATTCTCGACTCCGCGCTGCCGCTCAAGAACTTCACGCCTGCCGCAACCCTCATTGCCAGTGCGCTCGACCTCTCTTCGGCGATCGCATGGAAGAGCTTCAAGCTCGGTGCAGATGCCTCCCCCGATATTCAGGACCGCGCGCTCACGGACCTCGGCAACGCAGTCACGCGCGGCGCAGCAAAATACGGCGCGACGCTCGGATTCTTCCGCGACCAGAACAACACCGACACCACCTCCATCTATCAGCAGGCCTTCCAGGCGTTCCGCGTCATGCGCACCATCGGCTGGCTCGTCGTGCGCGTGAACAAGGCAGCCTCCCTGCCGTGGGCCGCGGGCGATGAGGTTTCCTACTACAAGCTGATCGCTGACACACTTTCGGATGACACCAACGGCGACGATTCCGTCAAATTCACCGTGACCTTCCTCCCGCAGGGGCAGCTTTTCGCCCACGCGATTGTCGGCGGCGCAGGAGTCATCACGGGCGTTCCGACCACGCTGGCCAAGACTATTGCCGGCGGCGCGTTCCAGCTCCAGCCGATCCTCAGTGGTGCCAGCATTGTGAGCCGCGCGACCTACGTCTCGAGCAACACGACAATGGCTACCGTCTCGAAGGGTGGAACGGTCAGGCCCCTCACGGCCGGAAGCCCGACCATCACCGTCAGCCACGGCAGCGCCACGGCACCGATCGTCTGCACGCTCACCCTCACGTAATACCCGACAAGGGAGGCCCCGAACGCGACTCGATCCGCGGACGGGGCCTTTATCGTTCCCTCGGTCCTTCGAATTTAGCTGCTAATTCGCTAACGTTGGCAATGCAAACCCGCGCACGCGCGCACCCCTAGGAGAAGGAGACAACCATGAGCGACCCCATCAACGAGGCAGAGGAAATAGCTGCAACCGTCACGGAGGCCAAGGGTAGCTTTGACCTGAAGGCGCGGCTGATGAAGCGCGGCCTCCGCGAGAAGAGAATCACGCTCTACACCGACGAGGTGGCAGGCGAAGAGCTTGGCTACGCGAAAGACATTCCACGGGTCGTACTCGGCAGCATTGTCGGCAACGAGCGGGAGCGTGAAGGCGTGCTCGGCGAGATCGACACTCTCGAGAACGCCGACTCCCTGGATGCCGAGCAGGAGAATACCCTCGTGACGCTGAAGGTTCGTGCGAATGAGCTTCGTTCCGCGCTCGAGTCCACGGCTATCACGGTGGATCTTCGGGCCGTTCCGCCCATCATCGCGGAAGACGCTAGGCGCAAGGCGAAGCGGGAACTCAACCTGAAGGGACCGGGACCTTTCGAGGACGAGAACTGGCCCGCAGTCAGCATGGCGAAGCTCCTCCAGGTCGTCATCACGGGCCTCACGGATCACGCGACAGGCGAAACGACGAAGCTCATCTCCTTCGATGACGCAAAGGCGCTCAAGGACTTCCTGCCGGCAAGTGAATACCTTCGGCTCGACCTCGCCATCGGTGCAATCCAGTTCAAGACCGCGATCGACGAGAGCGTGACGGGCTCGGCGGATTTCTCGCCGGCTATCTAGCAACCGACGCCGGGGCTAGGTACGTCTATCTCATCAAGGCGTCCATCAACGCGGGCATCCGTCCGACGTCGATGATTTTGCATACCCAGCCCCGGAAGGCGTGGAATGCCTACGACTTCCTCCTGCTTGAGGCTTTTGCGATCTATGAAGCGGAGAAGTGCTCGCAGTGTGGCTACCCCGTCTGGATTTGCCACAATGAGGACGAGGCATACCGGATCGAATTCGACCTCGTCGACGACGTTTGCTACGCGAAGCGCGAGATTGACATGGTGAACGAGGCGAACAGCCAGTCGAAGACCTACAAGGCTCCAGCCGGTATCCAGCAACGCCCAGTGGCAAAATCCTGGACCGGCTTACCGCTCGATGATGCCATGCGCACCGCCTACTACGAGACGAAATACCCATCTGTCATTAGTGACTAACTCGCCGAACCTGTGAGTAACCTGACTGTCCCCTGTACGATGGGGACTTCAAACAACTCTCGACAAGGCGGTGTGCGGTGCCAGAAAGTCTTTCGGACAAGGCACGCATTGAGATAGAGCTAGTCACTAATTTCGAGGCCGGTCTCGCCAGCGTTCGGAACGCCCAGAAAGAAATCAACGATTTCAGCAGCACCAACTCTGGACTGTCTAAGGGGTTCAAGGAATCCGCGAAGGCATCAGATGAAATGGTTCGCGGGCTGGACCGGGTTACCTCCAGCTCCGGCAAGGGTAAAAAGGCTTCCGACGAGCAGACAACGTCCCTCATCTCCCAGCGCTATGCGCTCTATGACGTAGCTACTACCTACGGCGTGGTTGGCAGTGCGATGCTCGCCGTCTCGGGCTATGCACTCAAGGTAGACGCTTCATTCGAGTCCGCCTTCATCACCGTTGCCCGCACGACGGATAAGAGTGTCACGCAGCTTGGCGGGCTGAAGAAGGAGCTCGTTGACCTATCGACCCAGATCCCGGTCTCCTTCGATGAAATCGCCAAGATCGCCACGCTGGGAAACCAGCTTGGCATCCCCGAGGCAGCGGTCTCCTCGTTCACGAAAACCGTCGCCGAGTTCTCCACTGTAACTGGCATCGCCGTCGAAGAGACTGCTCTCTCCCTCGGGACCATCGGCCAGCTCCTCCACGTCGACCCCACCAACTACCAGGCCCTCGGCTCGTCGATCGCGCTCGTAGGACGTAACTCTGTCGCAACCGAACCCCAGATCCTCGCCGTGTCGAAGGAGATCGCGGCGGCGGCGGTATCTGCCGGCTTCACCGCCGAGCAGACCGTTGGCCTCGCTGGCGCCCTGGCCTCCCTCAAGGTCGCACCTGAAAAGGCTCGTGGCTCGCTGCAACTCTTCTTCGGGGACCTCAACAAGGCTGTTGCTGCCGGGGGCGCCAAGCTCGAGAACTTCAGTACCATAACCGGAATCGCCGCCGACAAGATCACCAACCTCGTGCGCAGCGGGCAGGGCGAGACCGTCTTCCGGGCATTCCTTGGCGGGCTAAAGACTGGCGACACCGTCGCGCAGACCGTAGCCCTGGACAACCTCGGCCTTAGCCAGCTTCGCGCGAGTGACACCTTCAAGCGCCTCTCACAGTCGACAGACGTCTACGATGCCACTCAGCGGGACGCGGCCAAGGGCTACAAAGAGAACGCCGAACTCACCCGGCAATACGACGAGACTGTCGCCACCCTTCAGAACCGGCTGAAAACTTTCGTCAATTCGCTCAACGCCCTGATCGAAGCCTTCACCAGCGGCGCAGTGCCCGGCCTTGCCGGTGTCGTAAAAGGCCTCACCGATGTGGTCAACGGCCTTCGGGACCTATCTAGCAATGGAGCGGTCAAGTTCGGTGTTGTCTTTGGCCTCGTGCTGGTGGCTCTCGTTGGTGGGATGTTCGCGCTTCGTGGAGCATCTGCTCTCGCTACAGCCTCCACCTATGCACTGACTACCGCCCAGGTTAGCCTTGCGGGGAGCTCTACAGGCGCGACCGCTGGTATTGGTGGCCTGCTTCGTGCGCTATTCGGCACCATCTCGGCATCCGGCCCGGCCGCTGCGGGGCTGGCTACAGTCGGTGGTGCCGCCAAGGGCGCCGCAGTCGGGGTTGAGGCACTAGGGCCTGCAGGGGCCACGGCTGACGGTGGGCTCACGGCAGCGTCAGTTGGCGCAGACCGGCTGACGATCGCACTTAGGGCCGTTGCCAAGGCGACTATTATCCTCGCCGTGATTAGCGTTATCGTCGGATTCCTGACCGACTTCAACGGCTCGATGATAACTACCATCGACGTAATTCTCGCGCTGGACGATGCGATAATTAGCCTTTCCAACGGCTTCAAGGGAGCCATTGGATGGATTACCGACACCTCCAACTTCCTGCTCCGACTTGGTGGCGCCGCCCTCTCTATCCTCGCCCCATTCCAGGCAGCGCAGGATGCAATAGCCGGGGTTGTCAACGGCGGGATCACCAACAACAACACCAACCAAGGAGCCGCGAACGACTTCTTCAACAATGAAATTCTTGGCGCGAAGAAGCGCAAACAGGATCTCAAGGACTACAAGGCCGACCTCGAGAAGGCTCGAGATGCTCAGAATGCGCTCAAGACCGAAACCAGTAAATATGGTGGAGATGCCCCACCCGATGCAGGCGGTGGCACCACCAACGGGATCGACAAGATTCAAAAGTCTGCAGGCCAGGCCAAGAATACTGTCCGCACCCTCATCGACTATGCCGGAGAGCTAACTAGCGTCTTCGACCGGGCTTACTCGATCCGCTTCAGCGCGGACACGGGACTTGACGCAATTACCTCCGGCTGGCTGAAGGTCAAGCAAAACCTCGCCTCGGCGAACACTGAAATTGCCAAGTACCAGGCGACGATGCAGACTCTCACCGCTGACCGCGCCGTCAAAGAATACTGGCTCTCTGTTGCTACAAACTACAACGATGCCCTGCGCGCCGGAGTGCTCCGCGGCGAGCTGTCTGACATCGACCAGAAACTCCAGCAGAACTCGACCGACCTCACAGGCGCTCAGGACAAGAACTCGAAGGTCCTCACTGGGAACACAGAAGCCGCGATCGCCAATCGTGCCGAAATCCTCGGGCTTATCAAGAACTACCAGGGTTACATCGGCAACCTCGCCTCCTCCGGCGCGTCGGCCGCGACCCTTTCGGCGAAGACCACGCAGCTCAAGTCCGACTTCCTCGCGCAGGCCACCGCGCTTGGCTACAACACCGGCGAACTTGGGCAGTACGCCGCAGCTTTCGACGACGTCAAGGTTGCCATCGACAATGTGCCGCGCGACATCACCGTCACGGCGAACACTAATCCTGCCCTGCAGGCCCTCAACGAGTTCATCGCAAAGGCCCAGTCGGCCGCATCCACTGGTATCAATATCCCGATCCGCACCACGGGTGGCGCCGATCAGGGCTCCCGTGACGCCCTCTTCACCCAGTGGGCGACGCAGGTCCAGAATCAATACCACATGGCACTCGCTCAGTCCGCCTCGGGCTGGGCTGAGGTGCGCAAGCAGTGGGACAAGGGCACCTATGGCAGCTTCGCCACCGGCGGCTATACTGGCGACGGTGGCAAGTACGACGTAGCTGGCATTGCCCACAAGGGCGAGTACATCTTCACGCAGGAGCAGACCTCACGTATCGGCGTCGACCGCCTGGAGGCCATCGCATTCGGCCACGCCCCTGCGCCGACCCCCGCTCCATCTGCACCCTCCTCGGCTAGCGCGTCACATCCGCTCGAGCTCTCCCAGTACGACCGTCAACTCCTCGTCGATATTCGTAACCGTGTCGGGATCACCCTGAGCGGCACCGCAATCCAGCAGGCCAATGGCCTCGGCAACGTCAACACCACGAAAAGGGGTGCCGCCTAATGTCCGCAGCAAACGTCTACATGGGGCCACGCGGCAACCTCGTGCTCGTACCCGCGCCCGCAGCATCCCCCGACTACACCCCCGTCGGATGGTCTGCCAAAACGCAGTACCTCAACGGAGGCGTGGGCGTGAAGACAAGCCGTGCGACCCACAAAGAGTACGCACTCACCTGGAATGCCACTACGCGCGATCGCATTCGCCCAATTATGGACATCTACTCAGGAATGCTCGGCACGGGACTCATCTACTACTGTGACCCGGTAGCGCTTGATGCGAACGTGATGCCCCAAGGCTGGGCCTTCCCCGCCCTCGCCTCCCTCGATGGCCCCGTGCTCATCTCGACGGGCGCGAACGTCACCCGGCCGGCGGCAATTGCCACCCCGGCCAATACGCTCGGCTATCCGGCCACCTCTGTCGCCTACGCCGCTGGAACGGCAACCTCGCTGTTCGTCCCCATCCTGCCCGGCTACGTGCTCTGGTTCGGCTGGCATGGCTCGGGAACGGGTGGTGTGCAGATCACACCCGCCGTCTCGGCGACCGTTTCGGCTGCAGCGGTCTTCCCGGCGGCCTTGCTCGTGACCGACCCGACACGGTTCAACGCATCATTCGCGGGGTCGAGCTACGTTGGAGTCGACATTTCCCTTGTTGGCGGCGGATCTGTCTTCTCGGGCCTGATCGCCCACCTCCTGCCGGTAGGCGTTACTCCGTCGACTGGGGGCTTCGTTTCGGGCCAGGGCAACTCTGGCTGCTCCTTCGAGACCGCCCCGACGATGACCCCGTATGTAGTGGCTAATGGCATGGACCTTGTCGGGGCGAGCGGCAAGCTTATTGAGGTTGGCTCATGGCTGTAGACATTCTTGTCGGCACCACACCGATCTGGACGACCAGCGACTACGCCATCACCGAGGACTCCCCCTCTGTTGACCCTTCCGACAGCACAGGAGGCGTGGGCCAGCTCAGCTTCAGCACGCCAGAAACGCGCGCCAGTAAAACGCTTCGCAGCAAAGTGGTCACGCTTCAGGATGGAGCGCAGGGCACTACACAGGGCACCGTCACCGCAGCGTCCGGCGACGGTGTCACAGCGCGCCTCACTGCCGATTCTCGGATGGGCGCACTACTTGTCACCCGCACCGCCTCACCCTTCTCGGGCACGCTGGCAAACGCCTTCACCTACTACCTCGGGCTCGTTGGCATCACCGCGAATATCGTTGTCGATGCAACGATCGCCTCGCGCGCCGTCACCTTCCCCGGCTGGGGTGGTATCGCGTGGGACTACATGAAGCAAATGGCGGCCTCTCAAAAAGTTGAGATGGCGCTCGTCTCGAACAACATCGTCCTCCGGCCATACCGGGGACGCATCGCACAGACCTACCGGACAGCAACAAAGTCCTGGGCGCTTGATGCCACCTCCCTTGCCCAGAGCGTCGAGGTCTATTACTACCAGAGCGCCCCGCAGACAAACGCGCTCGCATACCCCTTGGGCGGGTGGCAGCCCGGCGTCAGTATTTACACCGTAAAAGCGGGCGAGACGAAAACCTACAACCTAAGCCTCCTGCCCGTAGCCCTGACCGGCGTCGGCGCCAGCCTCACCTCCGTCCAACAGCCGGTTTGTACGGCTTTTGTAGCCTCCAACTACAGTGCGAGCTCGGTCTACAGCGTCACGGGTGCTGATGGCCTTCCTGTGACGCCGGCACAATGGGCCGCACTTGGTGGCTCCCTGACCGTCGCAATCAACCCAGATACCACCTCCGTCACCATCACGATCATTGGAGCGGCCGACCCAACGGGCAAGATCACTCCGTACAAAATTTCGATGGCATCTGGCACTAGCGACGATTACTCGAGCCTGCGCTTAGTCGGCACCGGAGTCTTCTTCAATAAGCAGAAAGTCGTCCTGCAGACTGGCCTCGGCCCCGATGTTGCGCCGACACCGATCGGCGCCTCCGTCGACAATCGCTTCATCAATACCTATGCCGAAGCCCTAGACCTAGCTACTTGGACCGCTGCACGCTACTCCTCAGCACGTCAAACCCTCACGGTCACCGGCGGCGGAATCAACCGTCGCGGCGACACGGGCAGTTACCGCTATGCGACCGGGGCGGACTTCAACCTTCTCTACCCCGGTATGACAGCCGCCTCATACAACACGCTCTGGGCAGGACAGACCGCAGCCCAGAACACGGCCTACTGGTTTGCACGGGTGTCTGGCGATTTTGACAACCAGGCGTTCGGGAACATCGCCGGGTCCCGCATTCTCGATGATGGACAGTGGTATCGGGTACGCTCCGCCACCCTCACACAGAGCGGCGTTTCACTCACCGCCGAGCGCGACACCATCGGCTCCGACTTCGCGCTCACCTATGCCGCGATGACGGCGGCCCAATTCAATGCGATCTGGGCCGGTAAGACCTTCGGCGACTTCAACGTCGCGCCCCTGAACCTGACCTAACACAAGGAGAAAATCATGCCCGTTTTCATGCCCCCGATCAACTTGGACGTCAACGCAACTCCGTGGGCGAAAGCCATGCAGCAGCGGATGGACGACGTCGAACTTTCCGCCAGCCGCTCGGCCAATGAAGGAGCGAACGCCAACTCGACCGCCGCTGCCACACTGAACGTAGTGGCGAGGCAGATTGCGGATCTGAAAGCCGTTGTGGCGCTTCTCGGCTCGCTGTCCGCAACTGCTATTTACAACAACAGCGGAATGGCCCTACCGACTGGGGTTCAAACCGTCTACCTAACGGTTCCGGCCGGGATGACGAAGATGTCCTATACAGCCTTTGCTTTTGGGTCTGGACGCAACCCGACAGGCGCCACCGACAACGTCCTCATCTACGTTACCGGCCCCACCGGAAACTCTGGGATTGCGACAGTTTCCGTTGCACCGGGAGCAACGCAATACGTCAGTGCAGGCACAGTTGGAACCCTCTCCGGGCTTGTCGCTGGGCAGCAGATGGCCTTTCAGACCTCACTGAGCGCAAATAGCGCCTGGGCAGCTAACGCAGGGAACACCATCAATACTCAGGTGCTAGGCGTATTTCAGCCCTGATCGATGAGGATTGGTCCCTGCATCGAGCAGGAAGAAATCTCAGGCGTGCAACCGATAAACAGGATGTAGGAATTTGGGACGCCGCTTGGGTCCGCGGCAGCACTCCATCCAGCAGGTATGTTTTTGGGCTGCGGGTCGAGCGCGACATACATCTTGCGCGGTGGCATGACCACATTCCCGTTAGCGTCAAACCCGATCGAGGGGGACGGGTTCGGAACAGCGGGGGCGGCAACGGCTTGCTTTACGGGAGCCGTGACTGGAGCGGCGACAGGTGCCGCAACCGGCGCAGCGACGGGTGCAGATGTGGCTGTAGCTGTGGGATTTGGAGTCGGGGTCGGGCTTGATGTCGCCTCGACAGTAGCAGCAGCGGTTGAAGTCGGCACGGTGGTATTCCCTTCTTGCATGGCGAATGCAGCTCCGGCGAAAATTCCACCCGAAAGGGCAATCGCCGCGCCGCTGATAATGATGGTCTTTACTTTCATGGAATCCCCTTGCTCGATGGTTAGTGTTTCTCAGCTTCACTCGCCCCACCGACATTAGCATCATTCTGGCGGCGATTAGTGACTAAAGTAAGTCTCGCCCCCAAACCTGTGCGTTTGCTGGGCGCGGCTGTATTCTTAGCGGATGGCTGTCGCACCCACCGTCCCATACGGACTCCCCCTTTTCGATGATACGAGCGCAATTACGCCGTGGCAGGCACCATTCAATGCAATCTCGAATGGACTGAACACAGCCCTTGGACTCGTCGTTCCGGTCGTGGCCGACCTCACCGCACTAGCGGCGCTGGCCGGTATGCCCAATGGGGCTGACGCCTTCGTTACGGAGGGTGGGGCAAGCTTCTCCTACAACTCTGCTGTGACAAAATGGGTCCAGCAAACTCCTGCAACATTTGCCACTACTGCCGCTCGGGATACCGCCTACGCAAAGGCCAGTGCGGCATATCGGGTATTGGACGCTAGTGCGCTAGTAACCGCTGACGGCGGCCTCTACGTCTGTTCGGGTGGCGGTGCAAACTGGAGCCGTGTGTGGGCGCCCGGCCAAGGACCGTATGCAATGGCGGCAGGGCTATCCACGAACATTCCTACTGGGACGGCTGGTGTCTCTATCCCACTGCCCGCTGGTCGGTTCACCGTATCTCCGATCGTTACCCTCGGCCCTTCCTTTGTTTCTGGGTCTGGCGCTGCTGGCGGTGGTGCATATCTCCCGTACGACGCGACCCCCAACAGCAGCCACTTCATGCTTGCTGCAATAGGCGTTTCGCTCGTAACCGTTGGATGGACTGCGATCCAGATGACCCCCACGTCTGCGGCGGGCTAATGACGAACATCCACAACTACTGGTCAGGCTGGCGCGTATCGTGCGACTGGGCGTGCCATCGTGCGCGCGGTTCTGCTGGCGGCACCGATTATGCGGTTGGTGTCGGCACGGTGATTCAGGCATCGTTCGACGGCACGCTGACGAACTACTACAGCCCCGTCACCAACCTTGCGCGGGCTGTCCTCCGCCGCGCCGATGGTATGGCATTCTACCACCTGCACCTGTCCGCGTTCTCCGACGGCACCCACAACACCGGATCTCCACGCGCCGTGAGGCAAGGCGACAACATCGGCTACACTGGCGGACGTGTCGGCGCGTGGGGCGCTGGGACAGCGACCGGGCCACATCTTCACGCGAACGCGTTCGACGCTCATGGCACAATGTGCGACGTTCACGCCTTCTTCACCGGCACCGCAGGATCGGGCGGCACACCGATCACGCCAACTCCCACCGCTACCCCTCCTCTCGTATTGGAAGACACCATGATTCGCATTCAGTCCCCCGCCCGTGGCATCGCCCTCATCGGCCCCGGCTACTTCCGCAGCCTCACCAGCGATGAAGAGGTGCAGAATTCTGACCAGATCATTACCAGTTCAGCCATCGGCAACGACCGCCAGTTCGACCTGTGGCGTTCTATGGCAGTCGGTGGTACGTCATCACCTACTGGCGTGCCGCAGGTCGCCCCGGCTGTCGACACCGACGCGCTCGCAACCGCCATTGCCACCAAGCTGAGCGCGAACGGTGCTGGGGTGCCCCTCGATGCTGCCACGATCGCGGCCGCCGTTGATCAGGCCGTCGCTGACAACTTCGCCGCGATTCCTGGTGCTGTGCGCGCCGAGCTCAAAGCCGCACTGTAAAGAAAAGCAATCATGCCTGACCTCAGCGAAATCAACCTCATCCGCACGGAGGAGCCGACCCCCGTCCAGCTAACTCGGATGGAAGGGATTCTCAACCTGATCGCGGAACGCGGCGTGAATACCGACCGACGTGTCGATGGTCACGCGAGTGAACTCAACACGATCAAGACCGACGTAGCGAGCCTGAAGTCGGAGACGCAGACTCTTCGTGAAGGGGCCGACGCGGACAAGAAGACTGCTGTCGCACTTGCCTTCGCACTGAAAGAGGCGGATGAAAATCGTCGCCTGAAGGCAGAGCAGTCATGGTCCCCGATCACGCGTATCTTCGCAGTCATCGCTGTACTGGGTGTGCTGGCTGGAATCATCGCTGCTTTTGTACCGCACGGATAGCACTACCCAACGCAAGGAGGCTCGCTTGTCGAATCACACGGACGCACTGCTCGAAAACCCGAAGTTCCTGCGAGACATCAAAGACGACGACTCGATCCGCACGCTTGCCACGAGGTACGGCGTATCGTTCGGCTTCATTCAGAACCTTCGCTCGAAGGACGGTCTGCCGCTCAAAGAGAAGGTCGCGCGCGTCCAGGCCGGAAGCGTCGCCAAGCAATCGGCCGGCGAATCTGAGACTCACGCCGAAGACGGGGCTACCTCCTACGTTCGTTTCTCGCAAGAGGTCTGGGGCTTCGAGGACTACTGCGAATTCATTCGCCAGACAGGCCAGGACCCCGACGCCGTAACGTTTACATGGGGCTGGACCTCGAACCCCAACGGCGGATTCTGGAACAAGCTCAACAATGTTCGCGTCAAGCCTGTCACCATCGAATCGGAAGCACCCGTCGTTTTCGAGAGCATCCTCGACGACATCCGTAGCTTCACCTTTGTCCCCGAACCAGTTGCCTATGACGCAACCACGGCGATCATCATGCCCGCCGACCTACAGGTAGGCAAGGTCGACTGGAATGGTGGCTCGAAGGAGACGGCGGCCCAGGCCCTGCACTCCTTCCACGAATTCGCTGAATATGTCCGTGACTCCAGGCCGCAAGAAATCCACATCGTCGACGCCGGCGACCCGATCGAAAACGTATTCAATACCTCATCGCAGATGGGGACCAACGACCTCGACCTCCCTCACCAGATCGCCGCCGCATCGCACATCTTCCTCAAAGGCATCCAGATCCTCGCACCCCTCGCGCCCGTGGTCGGATTCAAGTCGGTGCCCTCTAACCACGGAGCGTTCCGGGTCGGCCCGAAGTCCCCTGCTGGTGACGCGCACGCTGACTTCGGCATCGTCATCGCCGAGATGCTGCGTGATTCCCTCTCGCTGAACCCGGCAAGCTTCGGGCACGTCTCCATCCAAACGCCGGAGCCGTACATGGAGTCGCTGTACTTCCAGAGCTCCGGTTCAGACATCGGAGTCGTTCACGGGCATCAGGCCGGCGGCCCGGACAAGATCGGCGAGTGGTGGGCCAAGCAGTCGCACGGAAATATGCCCGTCTCTAAGGCTCGCATCCTTCTCGCAGGCCACTGGCACTCACTCCGCGTCTACCAGTCCGGCGACGGTCGCTGGGTCATCGTGGGGCCATCCAGCGACCGCGGATCAACGTGGTACACGAACCTCAAAGGCGAGCAGAGCCAGTCGGGAATGCTCGCATTCACCACGGCAAACAACTCGTGGTCCGACCTCCGCATCCTGTAGCCCGCTCCTTCGTGAACTCGACCTCGCCACCTAGGCTTGCCAGATGACAACTTCAGAACACCAGACCATCGCCCCGCTCAAGCTTGAGTATTTCGTGCCGACTGATCCAATGGACGAGGATGGTATGCGCTGCGAAAGCTGCGAGTAATAACGAACCCAAGGAGGAACAGTGAACAGCAACATGGAACGTGAGCGCGTGATCTACGGCCTGCACGTCGGGGATTTCTCGTTCGGCTACATCGGCTCGACTGAAGTCAATGCAAGGACAAGGTGGTGGGAGCATCGCTCTCGTGCGCGGAAGGGGCACGGGGCCCCCGTGTACGCGTGGATGCGGAAAGTGGGTGTCGATCGTGTCCAGTACAGCATCATCCATGTTGTCCGCGCGCATGAGGACATCCTTTCGGTGGAGGCGGACGTAATCGCGCGCCACCTAGCGGCCGGGCATCCCCTCGCCAACGAAAAGGCTCTGGATGGAATCGCGGACTCGATGAGCGCGGCCTCACGGGCGCGCATCGGAATAAAGGCGGCGGGAAAGCCTACCTGGATCAAGGGGCTTACCGGCGAAGCTGCCGGCTGGACGCCTGAGCGCCGCGCTCAGCAAGCTTCGTCCATTCGCGCACGCAACGCCGCGAAACTTGCGGCCTAAAATCTCCACCCCTCCAAACCCCAACAAAAGGAGCACCAACGCATGACTGACACTACCCTCGCCCCCGCCGCCCCGGTCACAATCGTGACCCCGATTCCCGTGCCGGTTCCGCTCATCGCGCCGGACCTGTCTAACGAGACCGTCGACAAGGCCCTTGTAACCGTGACCGAGACTGCTGCGCCGTTCCTGCCGCCCAAGGTCCGCGCTGCCATCTACACCGTCGGTGGAATCGTGGCTGTCGCGGCTGGAGCTGCTGCACCCGTCATTGGCGGCACCATCGGCGTTGTGCTCGAGAGTGTTGCGGCCGCCGCCGCAGCCGTCATCTCCGTCAGCGCGCTCAGCCACATCTCGAAGTAGTCAGTAACGTTCTCCGAAAGGAGGCCACATCTCAAAGAAGCCCCCGGCCATTGCGGCCGGGGGCTTCTGCGTTGTGCGGGTTAGCGACTAAAAGCCGGGCTCGCTCGACGGGCGGGCGGCAGGCACGAATTCGGTTGCCGGGCGCGGCCTCTTCCAGAGCATCTGCGTTGGGATATGCCCACGGGTCTTCAGGTAGGCGAAGACGTGACGGAGGCTGTCACGATCGTGTCCGCCTCCAGGCCACCATAAACCGAGCTCTTTGATCTTCTCGTCCGTGACGTGGGCCTTGTAGAGATTCCGCTGGAAGACCGTTTCGGGCCAGAGTGCGTACAGCACACCTTCCGAGCGCAGCGGGTCAATCTCAGGGAACGGCGTCCGGCCATCTGGGATGAACGACTCTGACACCACCTCATCCCACGGTGGGGCACCTACGTTCGCTTCCAGTCGAGCCTTCCACCATTCCGCAAGCCCGCGATGCCCGCCCTTGATTGTCCCATGCTCGATATGCTGGGGTGGCGTGATCGCATCGTAGTGCCAGATGGAGTACCCGGTGGACAAGCCAGGATCTAGGCCGAGAATGACAGTCATCGCCGGGCTCCTTCACCTAGACGAATCCAGACCTCGCGCAGATGTGGCCCGCCATTGTCGAAGACTTTGAGCGCCAATTCAAGTTGCCAGTCGCCTTCTGGCACCCAATGCGATCGTCGGCCGCAAGGGATTGTGAGGCACCGGTTGGGCATCATGCGTTTGCCTCTGTCCCGCTGCGGCCGAGGATGAGCCCGAGACGGTCGTGCAAGAGGCCAGCTTCTTCGTAGGTAAGTTGGACGGTGTCAGAATCGTGGTCGATATCAGACCATGAAATGTTGATCCATGCGCTCGGGGTGCGACCCGATTCACTATCAGCATCGACATCAAGCTCGGCCGGGGATGTCCCCGCATCCCAGTCTGCGCCCCTTGCCATAAGACCTGGGGTCGGCGCTTCCCAGGTAGATGGCTCGTGCATACTGAGCGAGATCTGCTCGTTGGTGCGGTCTACGAGGCTCATGCATTCACCCCAGTCCGCTTCGGCTGCTTTTGCAATCTCCTATCAAGCCATTCGCCGGCACTCAAATCGCAGAATGGCACATCGACCAGATCAAGCTCAAATGGGTCGAGGCGATCGACAATCTCAGCAAGCCGGTGGGCGAAACGCTTCCACTCCCTCGACTTAGCTGTATCGCTGCCCACACCTTCTTGATTCGCCATTTCACGGATGCGGCCTTGTGCCATGTGCAGTCGGCTCGAAATCAGGCCACGGAAACCTTTCGTCCTCCGTTCCCATGTCGGATCGTCAGACGGCTCGAGACCTGCCGGGCCATGTCGAAGGAGCTGGCCGTCGATGATGTCGCGCAGGTTCCGCAGGTATTCAGCCGTCTGCTTGATGACATTTGGGTGAAGGAATACCCGAAAATCTTCGATCAGCCGGATAGAATCATCCAGCTCGTCATCGAATTCTGTCTCCGAAAGGTTCTGGATGTCGTCGATTGTGATGTTACTCATGCTGCACTCCGTTCGTTAGATGTTGCGTGGTGTTTTTTGATCCAATCAACGAGAACCGTTGATTTGTTGGTGAAAAGGCTTGTCATTCGGACGCGACTCTTGTCGTTGTAGGCCCAGTCGAGCTTGTCTGCACGCTTCTTTGCGAGGGCCGGGCCGAGTGCGAGCACTGATGCGCGGGTTTCTTTGTAATCGAAATAGAGCTCGACCTCGATGCCTTCAGGGTCAAGCATCGTCGCACCTATCAGCGAACCATTCTGCTCAGGCTTATCGGTGAGTAGGGCCAGATCTTTCTTCGACAGCCAAAGCGCTGAAGCGTAAGGCCGGGAAAGGCGGGCGAGCGGCCGTTTTGGGTCGTTTTCGCCAGACCATGATGCGGTGAAACCGAGCCTGCTGGCCGGGGCCTTGGCGGTCACGTAGTAGTTTCGGACATCTTTTGCTCTAAAACGAATATCGCCTGCGTTATGGCTTTCAGTTGTGCTTTTGAAGAAGGTTGGCTCAACGTGCGTCTGTGTGCGCCAGGCCTGCGTCTCCCAGCCATTCTTGGCGGCTGCGAGCATTGCTGCCTTCGCGCCTGTCGGGAGCTCAGCGAGGCTCACGGCGATCGAAGGCTCGGTCACAATCGCCTGGTCTTCGTCATCGCCTTCCGCAGCGTCGTCGGTCTCGCCATCGCGCTCGGCGACGGCAGCCGCACGCTGCGCGCCATACTCCGCAAAATAGGCGCGCCTATCTTCGATGAGATCTGCGCGGGAAGGTGTCATGTTGAAACCGAGGCTGGCCATTAGCGGCTAACAGTCGCAGTGACAGGGAAAATGATGTTCATGGCAAACCACGCCACAATGATCCACGGCCAGATAGAAAGCCTGCGCGGCGGGGCCGGAAGCAACATCTCGAGCCTGTCGATTTCGGCCAGAATTTCTTTCTGAGCTTCGGTATCGCCTGTAACCGCTTCGGCCATACGACTATTCGAAATGCGGTTTCTCATAGATCTCCTTTACATTCGGGCCGAAAACGGCGTAGAGCGGATCGGTTGCGAGGTGTGCTGCTGGTGAATCGAATTCTGGATGGAGCGCCCAGTACAGCGCGAGTCGGAGCTGCGCGTAATCTTCGGGGTTAGTGACTAAATAGTACTCTGCATTGTGGGGCAATGGTGACCGCAACGCCAAAACACGTCCCGGCGAGTCAGGATACGCCTCCACAACCGTTAGCAGATATGGCGGGTTTATCTCAGCCTTGGCCCGAATTAGCTGTGCGCGATCGGTGGCTGTAACCTCCCCGTAGATGGGGAGTGGGCGGGTTTCAGGCACTAGGCAGCCAAGCGAAGCTCAGACGCGCGGTAGTATTCCGCATTACTTTCCATGCAGACGAAATTGCGGCCAAGGTTCCTAGCGGCAATCGCTGTCGTACCCGAGCCAGCGGCATTGTCGAGCACTACGTCACCCTCGTTCGTGTAGGTACGAATCAGATACTCGAACAGGGCGACAGGCTTCTGCGTTGGGTGGATCTTCGACTTCTGCTTGTCGGTTGCGAATACTTGGACAGAGCGGGGATAGCGCTCGGTTGAGTCGTATGAGGTCAGTCCGTGCTCTCCCCAGTTAGTCGTAGCCTTCGAGTTGCGCTTGTGCTCCGCAGACGATACCTTGCGCTCATGTCCCGTCGTCATCTGCGGATTGTAAGTTGGGAGCGAGCGGTAGAACACGAGCACGTTCTCATGGGCCTTCATGGGCATCCGTTTCGCGTTCAGATGGCCTGTTGCCGTGGTCTTCTCCCAGATCCACTCGTACCTGAGCAAGTCAAGCCTCGAGAAGCCGAGCACCTTATCGAACGGTGTTTGCGCCGTGAGCACGATCGCCGCATTTGGCTTAGCAACGCGCAGATATTCAGGCCATAAAAGATCGAGGTCGATGATGCTGTCCCACGGGTTTCGGGTTGTTCCATAAGGCAGGTCGCAGAGAATCATGTCGACGGAGGCGCTGGGTATCGCGGGGAGCAATTCAAGACAGTCCCCGTAGAGAATTTGCCCGCTCACGCCGCAAACTTCCGGGACGCACGTGAGACAGCCGACTGGCTCACGCCGGACAGCTTGGAGACCATGCGGGTTGAGGCGCCGGCGTCGACTGCGCGCTTGATTGCTAGTTCGTCGAGCTCGCCGCGGTTGTGAGCGGTTGCCACTTTGAGGATGTCGCCGAGCGCTTCGCCTGGCAGGTTTCCGCCTGTGGCGTCGGTTTTCGTGCTCATGCCGTCGACTATGCCACGAGGGAGGCCGGTGAATCCTGCGATCTGGCGGTTTGAGAACAGGTTCCATTCGAGAAGTTCGAGTGCTGCTGCGATCCTCTCGTTGCGGCTTTGCGTCTCAGCGTGGTTGTACGCATAGGTGGCCTGGATTAGGGCGGGGATGTGGGTCATGCTGCGATCCTCATTTCTGTTTGTGGAATGAATTCTGGGTAGCGGGCAAGGATTTCGAGGGCGTAGGTTACGAGATCGGCGGGGCGCTGGCCGCTGGGCTGATGGCTCACCCATAGCTCCAGATTCTCCGGGCGATTGTCATCGCGCGCGCCGTTTATGTGGTGGACGTTTTCACCTGGAAGGAGTGCGCGGCCGAGGGTTTTTTCCATTACTTCGCGGTGCTGAAGGATACGAATCCGCTTACCCCCTAATCCAATGGTACGAAATACGTATCCCTTTTCGCCGGTGGCCCAATTAAAATAGCCCGGATATCCAACAATCGGCAGAAGCTTTTTACCCTGCTCGATATGGCGTGCATGAGTTCCGCAATATCCCCGCGCCATAGCCTTCCGTTCACAGGGCTCGAACTTGCACATACGGTCACGATTTGTCCCCATCGGGGACTGTGGCTTGACTTCTCGAGTCTCGCCGAAAAGCCTCATATGGCGGGAATGGGTCCCACACATTGCGCCGCCCGCCGAGACGCGCCAACATCCATCCACAATGCACTCATCGCCCTTCATGCCGCCACCGCGATCTGATTCTGCTTGATGCTCAATAAAAAGCTGTTGTCTTTCGTCATGGTTTTAGTCACTCTTCCCTCGCTGACGAGCTGTGTAATGAATTCGTCAACGAACCGTTTCGGCTCAGGAGAATTTGCATAGACGCGCTCGATACGGACTTCCTGGCCCTTATTGCTGGCAATGAATTTCTCGACCTTATCGACGGAGCGCGAGAAAGGCGAAGAAGTGGTCTGCCCAACCATGAGGAAAATGTTATTGATCCACTCTTCTGCAGCCTCGATTGCCGTCAATTCGTGCTGAAGGCTCACCTCCCGCTTGCCGTCAACTAAGGCCACGAGAATCGCGCACTTTCTGATATTCACGCCAAATCGAATTAGGGCCGGCTTGAGTAATTCCTCTTGTCGATGTCCTGAAGCTAGGCTCATCACATATTCCTGCATGTCGGAATGCCTATCTGCGGCTTCATTAGAATGCTGAACTGGAATCTGCGATGCTCCTGCGTGGCCGTGCCTGACTGCCATTTTCTTCGCACTGAATTGCGCAGCCCATTGCTTAGGCATTAGGTCATAGTTCGCAGCGGCATATCCATCAACCTGCCTGAGCCGATAGGTTCCCGGCTTCGGCTGGAGCTCATCGCCTACAGCCCAGATAAAACGCGGCAGTAGGCCAGAAACCCACATAGCCTCGTCGAGGGCTTTTGTCATGCCGTCCACGGTTCCCATCAGGTGAGTGATGAAGTGTGTTGTAGCACCAATCCCAGAGACGTTCTTCTTACCGCTCCGCAAAATCATGGGCACCTCCCCCTCATACAAATCGGCAAGCAGTTCCTTCATCCCACTCATCCAGGAGTTGTCGCCTTGCATCTGCTGGAAGAGGCCGTGCGCCTCGTCGGTGATGAACAAGCTCGGCTTGCCATCCCGAACAATCAGCGCCTCGAGCAAGGCATTCGGGCTGGCATTGCCGCCTATGCTTACTGGGTCATCTTTCGGGAAACAGGCCTTTAGAACGCTTTTCATAAGCTTCGACGCTTCGGACTTACCCGTAGTTGACTTCCCCAGCGTCAATGTGAAGAGGTTCAGGCCGACCGGGCCAGCGGGATCTGGGACAAGTCCAACATCGCTGAAGACCGCGGAAAGGATCACCCAGATATTCATGCGATGGTACGGACGATTTAGGAGAGCAACCTTAGTTTCAGCCCAATCCATGTACTCAGTCCCCCACCACGCTTTCCGCCCAACAGCCCTCTCGGCCTCCGTCATAAGCTCAATTCGATTAGGGACCAGCGCCAGGCTCGGCCGCTCAGAATCAGGCAACGCCTCGGCTCCGGCGCCTGTTTCGCCGGCGACAGTGGCACGCGCTTTCTCGGCCTCCTTCCAGAGCTCGTCGAGACCTGCGGCTTCGTTTTCACGCAGCGGACTGCCGGCGACAGAATGCCATGCGGCTGATGCGGCTTCTTCGATCGGTCGGCCAGCTCGCAGGCACTCTATGAGCAGTGTCCTTCTTGCTTTCCACCACGTCTCGGGCGCGCCTTCAGGGGCATTGAATACGAGTGTGGTGAAAGACTCCTGACCACCAGGCGTGAGCTCTGGTAAGAAATGGATGACTTCGACAATCGGAGGGAGGTGCGGGTACTCGGGACCGGGGACTGCGGCCAACTGCCCGAGCGTCGACTGGAGGGCGGACGCCCACTGCTCCATAATTTCCGGCACGCCCCACTCGGCATCGGTTGGGCAATGCTCGAGGATGATCTGTAGCGCACCTTCGGCAGTCAGCGCATAGTCGGGCGACTGAAACATTCTGCTGAACCAGCACGCGACGCGGTACATCTCTGAGCGCCAGCCTGCTCCATCGGCCCAGACTTTCGGCAACTCATCGAGCGCTTCGATCGCACTTGCAATCTGGCGGAGCTCTGAAGGGGATGCAACATCAACCTTGTCTCCTGGCTCGTGCTCAGAAGTGTCTACGACATACGTCTGCTTTTCGGGCAGAATCGCCAGCAAGCCAGCCGGGATCATCGGAATATTGCTGATATTCCCAAGGTAGGTGCCTGTAGGCAGCATCGAGCCAGGGCCGCAGACAAGGCCACCTTCGCCGCGGGTATCAATCTGCGGGTGTAGCTTCTTTTTCGTGTTCGGAAGCTCAGTCTCGCCATCAATGCGGTAGTAGACGTGCGTGCGGTCGGGGCCAGACGGTGTTTGTACGATCGCGCCTTCAGCGAAACCTTGCGCTTTCCACCAGCCTTGCGCTTCGGCTCCATCAAGATCCACAACGTACAGGTTGTTCACTGAGCCAGTGCGAATCCCATAGTTGAAATTCTTTTCCCGAAACCATACCGAAATGGTAGTCGGGTCTGTGGTTGCCTCATCTTGCCAGCCCTTATGGGCGGGAAGTTTGCTCATCGGCTTGAGCGGGAAGATAGAAAACCCGAGGTCGGCGGCGGCTAGGGCGTGGTCGATAATGGCGATTGTCCTGGCTCCGTTCTATATGTATGAATAAGGGTCATCGTGGGACTGGGAGGGATTGAACCCCCGACCTTCGGACGCGCCTCCCGGAATTACCCGTTGAATAGAGGTGGTACCTGCCGACGCTCTACCGCTGAGCTACGGTCCCATGAGACCCGTTTTCGCCTCTCGGGTAGAGGCGCGGAGGGCTTATGTCCGGTTGGCTTTCATCGGGTCCAACTCCCGCTTAGCGACTAACGCCTAGAACGAACCTACCGGCTGCGCCTGCTGCTGTGCGGCCTGCACGTCACTTGCATTCGGCGTCCAGCCGGGCGGCGGGCCTGCTGCGGCCGGAGGTGCCTGCACGGGGGCCTGCGCGGGCTGCGCGGCGGGAGTTGTGCCAGGAGTCCAGCCAGTCGGCGCTGCGGCCTGCTGTGCGGGCTGACCGCCACCTGCGGCCGGGGCGTTGCGCGCTTCAGCGGCCAGCTTGTCGGCAGCAGCCTGCAGCGCGGTGTTGTTCGGGATGCCTGCAGCCTTGTTGATGAACCCGACCACGTTGCGCGCTTCGTTCCCGTTCGACGCAGCCTCGTAGTTGAGTACGAGTTCGACCTCTTTGCCCATGAGCTCCTGGTCGGCAGGCAGCTTGAAGCCTTCCGGCGCATCCACGTTGTAGCCGAGAGAGCGGAAGAACTGGAAGAAGAAATACGCCGGCGTGCCATCCGGGAACTTCCCGTTGCCAGTGGATTTCAGGTTGCGAGCCAGCGGGACATCGGCGAACAGGTTGCGCCCCTGGCCTTTCTGCCCGTCAGCGATACGGAAACGAACGCCTAGGCAAGTGATTGCCGCGTTCACGCCTTCTCTCGCATACGGGCGCTTAGTGATGCTCGTGCCGTCTTTCGTGGTTGGCAGGACCGTCGCCAGCACCTTCCAGCCGCTCGGGAACAGGGCACCAGAACCCCCGCCTCCTTCGGCGACAACCGTGTTGTTGAATGGGATAACGAAATCGTCAGTCATATTTTTCTCCTTTGCTTAGATGTAGACCGAAGCGGGTGCTTCAGGCTGGGTTGCAACCGGGATAGACGGGGTTTGTGCCCGTGGCGTCACCTCACGACGCTCTGCAAGCATGGCGTAAAGCCCGCTGAGAGCAAAGTTTTCGATCCGATTGGGCAGCATGTAACGGTTTTTCGACACAATCACATCGCCGTCGACGGTGGCACTGATTGAGATCTCGCCAGTCTCAGGGTGCTTGACTTTTTCGAGGTACGCGACGACCGAAGGGATAGCCGCGATCGAATCTTTCACTGATCCCTGAAACTTAGGCTTCACCGAATACTGACCGCCCTCATCCGTACCTTCGGACGAATGCGCGAGCCAGATACCTGTCGAAGCCGGGTCATTCTGCATCGCCCATGCGATGTCCGAAGTCCATTCGGAGACTGATCCCCACGCGCCACGGGTATCCAACTTGCCCTTGTCGTTCCAGGTATTCGATTTGAGCCACTGCACAGCGACTTCCTGCATGACGTTTGCAGTGTCGACCACAATCACGTCATAACCTTGACCGAAAACGGCGCCACGGCGGAACGTTCCGCTTACGAGGTCTCGCTCGCCAAGGTAGTAGCGGAGCTGTCCGTAAGCGTCTTCGCTCGTCTTGTCGATGCGGATGATGTTGATGGTCTTTTCGCCGGCCATGCCCATATCCTCATCGTTGACGAGGTTCAGCACCTCGGGATCGTTGGCGAAAACCTCGGTCCCGTTATCAATGTCGATGATGAGCATTTTGGTGAACTCAGGCCGGTCGACCATCATCCGGCCGACAGTCGAAGTCTTCCGGGTGCCTGTCGCGCCGTAGAGAAGGAGCGAGCGAGGCGGCCCGACATCGGCTTTCTTCTGGAACATACCAGCAAATGCGGGCTTCGGCAGTGCGACCGGCTGGGGTGCAGTGGCGGTAGGTGTGGCGTTCATTATTTCTCCGTTCGTTTGTGACTAAAAAGTCGGGTCAGTGGTGGTTGTAGTGGCGAAGTTGGCGACAATCTCAGCGAACGCTGCGTCATCGGCAGTGAAAGCTTTGCCGGGCGGGATGATGAAATCGACTCCAGCTAGAACCTCGTCGGCTGGCGTTAGCTCTGCTGGCACCATCGAGCACGGGAAACACAGTGGGTTGCGGGCAAAATCCCCGAGCGTTGCACCGGACTGCAAGCGATCGTAGATCTCTTGTGCCCGCGCGATGAGCGCAAGTGCATAGTCCCGGTCATACTCGAACGGCAGCACCCAGATGTCGTGAACTGCTTTTGCGTCGAAGTAGCGATCCAGTTCCGGCACATCGAAGAAGCCGGTGCCGTCGCGGTTGAAGAACACCAGGGCAGCCGAATCGGCGACACCTGAGTGCATGTAGAGCGTCTGCTGCCCGAAATAGCCGGTCACCTTGTACTCCATCTTGGCGATTTCTTCGGCGTAAACCTTCTCGGACAACTTGATGTCTTTGTGGCTGCGGCCATACTGCGGCTCGAGGCCTTGTGCGGTTGCAAGGTAGTCCTGCATGATGGCGGACTTCTTGCGGGTGCTCCCTTTCCAGTCGATTAGCTGGCGGCTCGGTGCCAGCAGCAAGTCGATGGAGCCGCCGACGGGGCCATACCCATCGAGCTCGGCGAAAATGAGGTGCTTTTCTGTCTCTGCTCCTTCGAGAGCCGCGAACTGGTTTCGATGTTCAGCTACGCGGCTCTCGAAGATGCTGTGACCTGCGGTACCAAGGACAGCGCCCATCCATGTGCGCTTTGAGATGTCCGACTCTTGGACAGGCTCACCTTGGATTGCTTCAGCCAGGTGAAAATCACACCCATTCGCCATGTCTGAGGCTCCGATGCGATGCTGACGATCACGCGCTGTCGGAGCCGTAAGAAGTGAGACCGCCAGGTGGCGAATCTCTTCTGGCGAAAGTGTCATGCTTTTCTCCTATTCCCTGAATTGGTATTTGTTTCTGGATCTGGTGCCACGGGGAAACCGGGCCTCCTACGGCCGATGACTTTTGGGCTTTCAATGCGATTCATTGCGGCTCCTTCTTCTAAAAGTGACCCGCCCCCCCCGATGGGCTTTGTTCTGACATTTAGAAGACTACCGTATGTGAGTCACTAATCAAGCCTTTCGGTAAAAATTAGTGACTATTTTTTAGGCGGCCAGTGGCAGGGACTTTTTTGGCTTCGCCGTCGATACGAACGGGTGACCCTCTACCCATGACGTGCCACCGCTCACTGTCCATGCGAGGCCTTTCGACTCCACTAGTTCCCGATGGAGCGGCAGCAAAGGGCAGCCGGCACACAGCGCCGCGGCGACCTCCTGGCTGGGGCTCTGGCGGTAGTCCGCGTACAGCTCCGGCTTGTTGTGGCAGTTGATCTTCTCTGACCAGCCGTTCCGACTGGCCTCGAGCAGCATCTCGTCAAACTCCGCCTGGATCTCGGCGTGGGGCCTTCTTGGCGAGAGGATCAGGGGGATGATGGTCACTTCTTCACCCACCGAGACTTCGGCGGGTTAACGCTGGCCGGCTCGTAGTCGTAGCCGCCTGGCCCCCAGAACCATTCCCCGCCGGCCTTCTCGATCTTGTCCAACTTGTTCCTCGCCTTCCTGTATTCAGCGTGCCAGATGTTGAAGTCCTTCACTTCCTGCGTGGTTGGCGCTGTCCAGGTGTGAGTGTCCTCGGTCACGCAGGGACCGGCAAGCATCTCCCAGGAAAAGGGAACGCTTGCGCCTAGCTTCTTGAGCGCGCTCACGCTGCTACCTCCTCGTTGAAAGGCCAGTCAGGATGATGGTCAACCAGCCACTGCCCGCGTCTACGGATTCCACGATATTCAGCGATCACTGCACCATTCGGCGCCTTCTGATGAACAACCTCGTAGCCCAACCGCTTGATAATCCAGACGGGGAGGCGCGCATGACTGCCCATAGCGCGCATCAAGTCGCCCTCTATCTGCGCGTTTTCTTCGGCGATTATCCGCGCCGTCCAGGTTGCGATGATTTCTTCAATCCCGCTCACTTGCTCTCCCCTGGCTGCGCAAACGCTAGGCGCCCGATCTCTTCTGACGCGAGCAACACTGCGATCGGAGCTGCGGCCGTAATGGCAACACCTACCCATGCGCGGTAGTCGCCGACATTGCCATTCCAGAACCCGAGAGTATGCGCAACATTTGCGCCAACTGAAAGCGTTGCGAACCCGGTGAGCCCGGCCAGCGTCCGCCAGGTTGAAACCCCGCGACTTTTGAAAATGATGAGCGAGATTGTGTAGGCCAGAATCGCCGCGTCGATGAACAGGGCGGGGAGCCACTGAAGGAACGGCGGCAAGCCCGTGTATGCGGCAACCTGATAGATGCCGGCGAACGAGACTGCAAAGCTCGAAACCATAAGCAAGGTCACCAGCGCTACGGCCACAATCAGCGAACCGCGGGTGTCCGCCAGAAGCGGTGTGGCCCGCTTCGATTCCCGCTCGAGCTGTCGCGCTAGGCGCTCGGCTTCAGCTTTGGTTTGCAGGCGTTCTTTCTCGGACTTCCGACCGGCCCGGCTGCGCGTACCGATGGTTTCTGCCGTATCCATCCGCTGCGCCTCGAAATCTGGCTGGAGTAGTGGGGCTTCGGGGATGTAGGTTTGGATGTCGCTCATGTGTAGATCCGTTCCGTCTGGCCAGTGAGTGTTGAGTCGATGACGTAGGGACGGTCGTCTTCGAGGCCATTTAGGATTCGCCAGCAATTGCCGATAGCCGAATTGACGTCTATGTAATCTTCTTCATGCTGCTCGAGTTCACCAATCCATTTGTGCAGATTTGCCTTAGCTTCGCTAATGCGCCACTGGTTTGCCTCGTCCCGCTGCTCCTTCAAGAATGCGGCTGGCGTGAGGTCGATTGTGTGCTGACTAGCTACACTTTCGCGCCAAACCTCGTATTCGTTGAGCAGGTTTTCGTCGTCGGTTGTGCTCATGCTGTCACCAACTCACGCAGGCTTGAAGCGCCGCCCTCTTCGATGTCGAAGATTGCAAGTTCATGCAGGTCGATGTTCTTATCAAGCCCCGAACGCTGGCTTTTGAGCATTCCGATGTAAAGGTTGTGCTGCACCTTCGTCGCATCACCCCACGTAACCTCGGTTCCATCTGGAAGGAAGAATGAGCTGTCCAGAAGGTCTTTCGTCCACTGGATGTACTGCTTGACCGCGGCGACAGCAACACCCGTGACGATCTTGGCGGCCTTCTCGCGGTACTGAGAGTGGATCTTTGCCGAACGCTCGACGGCTGAATGTTCTTTGGCGCGAACGATCGTGCGCTCACGCTTGCGGTGCTCCGTCTCCACGTAGCGCCGGGCGCATTCGAGAAGCGAAGGGAAATCTTCGGCGTCGATCAGGGTGATTTCGCCCGCCTGGATGAGTTCTTCGATCTTCGTTTCCATCTGGCGAGTAGTGCGTTTCAGGACTGATTGCATGGTCATTTTGTTTCCTCCTTGGTTAGTTTCAAACTGAATGTAGCGCCTTCGATCTGCGTCAGGGTGATGCGTATCGGGTCGGTGGCGCTCGGGCGGATTGTGATGGTGCGAGGTGGGATGGGTGGCTTAGGCAACGTGTTTCCAAGCCGTGCGGCGAATAATGTTTCCAATCAAGGTCTTACTCACTTCATACTCCTTCATCAGGGTCAACCGTGGCTCACCCTTTGCTGCGCGCAATCGGATATCAATTACAGCCAACTCAGTCAGCTTTGCTTCGACGTGCGACTCGCCAGCGGGCCGACCCTTATGGACGTATGTAAGTCTCCAATTGGCCCGATTTTTCGCACGGATTCTTTCTTTGTTTTTTGCGAAATATGCAACTCGATAAGCAATGACTTTGTCAGGATGCTCTCTTCTGTGGACTGCTGCTCTTTCTAAATACGGCGACGGATTACTTCGATATCGTGATCTTGCCAAAAGGCTGAGTTTTGCCTTTCCTCGGTCGTAATAAACCTTTCGACGTTCCCGTGTCGTGATGGGGTTGTCTCGTACATAATCAGACGCACTTGCAATGCGAAAGAGACGATTGTTTTGATATGAGGTTCTTGCCCATCCCCGCCCCCGCTCCCGCATCGCTTCCGCGAGCTCTTCAACGAACCCGTCGAATTCGCTAGCCATCGAGCGCCCAATCAATCGCAGCCCAGAGTTCTACAGAAGGCTTATCTGACTCAGGCAAGAACACGTAGTCACAAGCGAACAGGGGGCGAACACCGAATGCAATCACTCGATGCCGAATTCCCGGTGTTGCCTCTTGAAGAATCAACGTGACAGAAGGTTTCCGGAAGTTTGATTCTTCTAGAATCTGCTTTCGCAGGTGCTCCGTGATTTTTCCGTTGACGTAAATGACTCGTGTTACGTCGATCATGCTGCATCCTCCTCTTGGTATGGCTGAATCGTTTTCAGCGTGTGCGCGATCTTGGCTTCAAACCTCAGCCGTGCGTCGCGGGTTACGTCTGCCCACCAGTCGGGCGGGTTAGGGGTGCCGTTGTTGGTCCAGAGGGTCACTTGCGGCTCTCTCCTTTCTTGAAGAAATGGATGGGCTGATTGCCCTGTTCATAGAGCGAATAGCCGAGGAACGTGCCCTCACCTTCGCGGATATACGGATCGACCCAGTCGAAGAACTTGTTGATCTCGTCGTCGTAGTTCTTCAGGTTTGCGCGAAAAGACCAGTAGTAGCCACCTTGGTAGTCATGCACCCACTCGTTGTGATTCCCGAGCGGGAAGTAGTAGCTCCCGCACGATGCGACACTCGCCCAGCGATCGCAGTCAAAGAACTCATGCTCGGGCAGAATCTCGCGCGGGGTGCCATAGCCCGACCCCTCGCGCAGCGCCGTGAAGGCCATTCCCACCTTCGGATCATTGGCCCACTCCGGGACCATCTCAGCGCGGAAGTTGATCTCGGTATACATGCCCATTAGAGCGCCACCTCATTCTTCTCGAGGGGCACAGAGCGCTCAGGGATGCGGCCGATGAGCGCCTGAACGGCTTCGCCAAACAGTTGTATCTCCGAATCGCCATAGCGGTGGAAGAACGTGGCGCGAGACGGGTATGGGCCGCGCCCGCCAGTGACGATGACTTCATAGTTGGCGATATCATCGAGCGATCGGTGCGGGCCGTCCATCTTCACCTGCTCCGGGTTGATCCGGTTGATTTCCAGATAGCGCTGGGCCGCTCCGTCTGCGATGTTGATGTTGATTTTTACGCTCATGCGTGATCCTCCATTTTGGTTTGTGGTTTGTTGGTTAGTGACTAAATCCTATCAGGCGGCGACGGTCAAACTCGCGTGCATTGCCAGCGTACCCATAACATTCCGCGACAAGATTCCTTCATCGTAGGACTCCCGAGCAACAATCTTCAGGTGCTGGAAACCCTCTTTACGGCCTGAACGGAAGTAGCGCTTGATCGCTTGCTGGTTTCTCGAATTGTCGTCGCTTTCATTTAACCAGCAGACACGACCACATACTGTCTGAAAGAGGTCGAGACCCGTTGAAAAAGATGCGATGACCGAGACAAGATATTGGATCTCGCCGGCAAGAAACTTTCGCTTGATCTCTTCACGCGCTTTCGAGCTCACGTCACCGCTCCACTCAACTGCGTCATAGCCCATTGCCCGCATTCGCTTTACTGTAACTTTCACGAATTGCTTACTATCGCAGTAAATCCCTACCTGCTGACCGCGCCAGTCTTCACGATCTACGATGCCGCGCAGTGCGTGCAACTTGGTGCTGCGGGTGTCATCTGCAAAAAAGACCTGCCCAGTTTCGTCGTCTAGTGACATTACGCCAAGCGTTGCCGTGCGAAGCCGAGTGCGGAGCGTTATCGGAAGGTCCGCGATCAGGGTGGCGCGTTGCCCAGCCGGCGTCTCCAGCCATACCATCATGTCCCGCTCGAGATCTTCGTAGTCTGCGCGCTGCTCAGGAAGGAGGTCGACGTAGACAATCTCAGGCTCAGGTACTTCCAGCTCCCCATCAAGACGGATATAGCAGGGAAGGCTTTTGACAAACTCGCCGGGGTTACGCTCGCCTTTCAGTTTGATAATGTCCCGACCGCGGGCAGAAACCATCTGTTCTCCTCCGGCCTTCAGTACGGGCTCGCTTGAGCACCACATTTCCGACCAACGCTGAAAGCTTGAGTCGATGAGCTCGGGCCAAACCCATTTTGTAATTGACCAAGCCCCTTCAAACTTGTTTGCCCACCAGGTGCCCGACATGGCGAGTTTGTTATGCGTAGGAATCGTTACCAGCGTTTTCCGACCGACACTTTTCCGGTTAGAAACCACATGCACTTCGTCAAAAATGACGAGATCGAACGGATGCGCTTGAATGCGCGCACGCTTGAAAATTTGTAGGTGGTGCTGCTCGGTTACAGGCACCGGCTCGCCATGGCGCAGAATCCGCTCGCCGTTTTCATCTTCTTTCCACAACTTATGCCCGTTGGTATCCATAATCTGTCGAGCGGTCCAGTCTTGTGCCGTAAGGAATTGCGCGCCGACAAAATACTGTCCAGGCTTGCCCGCATAGGCGTCATCCCAGGCGAGCCTTCCTGCTTTCGTGGCATCAATCCGGCGGAGTTCGAGGGCTCCATCAGATTGTGCGCTAAGGCGGTCGGCCCACTGGTGGTATGTGTCTTTGATTCCGATGTAAAGAACACGCTCGAAACCCATTCGCACAACAACTTCAGTTGCCTGAAGCGTATTGTGCGTGACGATGAAATCGCGGGTCACATAGAGATGATCTGATGCTGCAACCCGGATACATTTTGCAAGCTCAACCCGGTCGAATTCGATCGACTCAATTGAGCGAGTAGGAGCGTATTTCGTTGGCGCAGTAGCGCGTGCTGCTTTCCGTCCGAGACGGAACGGGGGGACACCATGCGGCAGCGCCAGGTACATGCGATAGAAAGGCTGCCCAATTAGCTTCTCGCCATTGTAGGTATACCCCGGCTCTTCAACACAGCGAATTGAGGCCACCCCACCGAGCGAACGTACAAGAAATTGAACGTCCTCCGCGAGTTGTTTTGAAACCGTGCCATACTCAATGCCGCTCGATTTCTGCTCAGCGTTCGCTGGCGTTCCATCGGTATCGAGAAGCCCTTGAAGCACTGCGACGCGGTTCGCGGCCGATGTCCAGAGGTATTCGTCTGGCACATGCTTGTCAGCGCTCAATTCGCACATTCCAAGCTCTTTGAGATAGCACTTCATACCGCTGAGCGAGTAGGCACCAACGTAGTCGGCCTTGTACTTGCCTCCAGTGTCAAGCTGGCGGATGGATGCTCCAACGGGCAAAAACATTGCTTCGGCAATCTCTTTGTCAGTGGTGATAGTTGTGCCGCCTTTTACTCCGAGGCTTCCATCACCGAGAAGCGCGCCAACTGTGTACGGGTCGAGGGTGATTTCTCCACGCTGCTCAAACTCGACTGGTTGCACCATCGGAATGAAGTGCTTCCGATTGCCATTCGCATAGGTCAGCCCTTCCTCCTGGATCTGCTGCGTAGTCAGCGTGCGGTAAGGCTTGCCGGTTGCCTTCCGCGTCGGAGTGTTGACGCTCCAGAGGTGCTCAGCCCCGACATCCGTGAAGCTGCCGTCGCTGAACGTGACTCGGTAAATGGAGCGTAAGCCCTGCTCAAAGGTGGCTTCTACAAGGGTCGGCAATCCATCTGATCCGACAGTGAAGTCGCCGGTCTGAATCTTCTCATAGGTCGTCCAACCTTTCGGAGTCAGAATCAACTCCGAATAAGCCCCGAGCTTCCCGGTATCCATATTGGACCCGTTTACGACACTGTGCGTAGCGGCTGGGTTATCGGAATGCATCTCCCAGCAGGCGCGAACAATCGCCGCTTCCTGCTCATTAGAGATCCAGCCGCGCTCATCGGTGCCCTGGTTGGGGAGGATCTTTTCGGTGGTCATTTAGCAGCAACCGCGAGAGCGCGAATGAGTTCGTTGGCCCACTCATCACGGACGCCTACAAGCACGCCGTGGTTGCGGAGCACGACGCGGATGGCGTCGCGGCAGGCAGTTTCACTGCGATGTTTTGCGGGGACCTTACCAAAGCTCTCGCCCGCGAGCCATGCACCCAGCCATTGCACCTCGTCGTCGGTCAGCTTGCCGGGCTTGATGGAAGGCCCATCCCAGTCCTGCTCGGCCCAGATTCCGATGTCGATGCTCGCGGCGATCTGCGCGGCGTCGTCTCCTGCGGCACTCATGCGGCCAACTTCTGCACGGGATGCGGGAAGAAGACATAGAGCACTTCGCCGGAAATCTTCTGGGCGTTGTTCAAGCGTGCGGCCTCCTTCTGGATCTCGGTGTAGGTGCCCGTCTGGCGGGGGTAGTCGGGCCGGTCGAAGCCCGAAAAGCCGGTCGCCGGGTTCGGGAGCGTGAGGTCGCGCTCGACGATCGCCTGTTCTGCCTCATCCCATTCGAGCTCTGTGCGCGGGCCAGTCTCGAGTGAGTACAGCCGGTCATCGGGGGTGGCGCTCTGCGGCCACTTGTGCGGCGGGATGATGGCGAGCTTGTCGAGGGGGTTTTCGTTGTCGGTCATGCGGTGGCCTTCTCTCGGTAGTCGGTTCTCTTGGCGCTTCCGGGCTCGTAAGCCTCGTCGTCGTAGCGGGTGGAGGCGACAAGGTAGTTCTTCATCGCATTGAACGCACGCCGCGCGACATGTTCGGAGTGCTCATCGGCTGCCCGGTCAAGCTCGGCGGTCACATCGTCCCAGTCCTGTTCGCCGAGCAGTGTTACCCACTCATCGAACGTATTTAGTGACTCATCGAATTCGATGATCGCGCGCTGGTCTTCGTCCTGCCCCTGGTACACAGTGATGGTGTACGTGCCGCGCGTGAACGTGAGGTCGGCCTCGAGGTCGAATTCGGTGACAAGATCGCTGTACTTGTTGAAGGTGTCCACGGCATCTTGGATTTCTTCGCGGGACTCTTCGGCCTGGTATGGGCCTTCGAGCCAGGCGTCGTAGCTCATGCGTTCACCAGCTCTCGCGCCAGGGCGGCCTCAAAGTCGGCCTGAGTGATCCGAATTGCGACCAGTCCATTCGGGCAATCGACCCACTTTCCGATCCCGAGACCGCGTCCGTCGTCGTACTCGGTCTCAACGAAGGTGTAATCGGGGGTGCCTTCGATGTTTGCGAATACGATGTTCACCGCGCCGCTCATGCGTTCACCAGCTCTTTCTTGGCAGGCTCATCGGCCAGGAGCGACTTGCATTCCCACTTGACCACATCAACGGTTTCTTTGTATGCTTTCACGGCTTCGACGCGGGCGTGCTCGACAGTCTTCGTGCCGGTGACTACGCGCTCACAGACTGCGGCGCGGTCGGCGTAGATGGTGGCCTCGAAGTAGCCGAAGATGCCCTCGCGCCGGAAATACATGGTGCTACCGCTATCCTGCTTCTTCCACGTTCCGCCGAACGCCCGGATGATCTGGCGCACCAGAATCTTCTGGGCCGCGCGGTTCTCATCGGTCCATGCGCTCGGCAGATGAATGTCGAGGCCGCGGTCATGGAAGCCGATACTCGCCGTCTTGCTCTGAAAGCCGTATTCCGATTCCACGGCTTCTTGAAGCACGCCGGGGTTTGCGTCCATGAGGTCGAGCACCTTGCGGATTGCGTCTGTCCTGATTGTCATGCGTTGATCTCCTGATTCTTTGGGGCGATTGTGCGCCATTTGATTGTGTCTCTGTGCATCCAATAGCGCCGGCCTGAACGGTCGGCTTGGACTGTGAATCTGTCCGGTCGGTCACTAGCAAAAACAGTCATTATGCCTTCGCCTGGCAGGTAAGCCTTACCTACTGCTGCGCCTAGCGTTACTGCGAGGCCCACGCTAATGCTTCCTCCGCATTAGTGGCTAACTGCATCCAGACTATCACGGGATGACGGTTTCCGAACCGCTGAAGCCAATCTAAATTGTCGGGGATTTCCGGCGCGATGCTTGGAACAAGTGTCGAGCCGTCCCAGTCAAACACGGCCATATTCAGCCCAGCCTCAAGCGCTTGACCTGCGTCCCAATCGAGCTCGTCGGTTGCTGAATCCCATGCCGAGCCGGTCAACGTGACAACCAGCCGCTTCTGCTCGTTCCAGGCATAGCGCCCGGCGTTCGGGTCATTCTCGCGGCGTGCCAGCGGTCCCTCGTCTGTGTGCGCCGTGCGTTTCATCGACTCATAGAAGGAGTGGGGATTCTTCGTGCCCAGACCTTCCCGATAAATCCGGCTGGATGGCACGCCGGCATCATTCGCCAGGCGGACCTCGCGGTCCATCGCCAGAAGGTAATCCGCCACTTCCCGCTCTGCGAGCTGTCGGGCGCGCATCAACGCATCTGCTTTAGCCGTTCGCCAGGCGATCGCGGCGGCTCGCACGTTTCGGATGTGGAGCTCTTGTTTAGGTGAGATTTTCATGCTTTAGGCCTTTCAAAAAGGATATGACCGAGACCGACAGCAAGAAACATGCCAGCTAAAGGGAGAATGAGCATCAAGCGGAAGACTCGCTTTCTTTGTTTGTTCGGTTTCCTTCGCGGATTGCGAGGGTCGCCATAAGGGCTGCGGCTGGAAGGAGCGGGACAAGTGCTAGCAGAATCATGCGCTCATTCCTTTTACTATTTCGAGCATCATTGCATCCATGCGCGCTCGGGTGGCGCGGCTGATTTTGGCGGGCTGCGGTGTCGCGCCGGCGTCGCGGCGGGCTGCCTGTTTCGTTGTGTCGATCGGCTTTCCCGATTTTTTGCGCGCTTTACGTGCTGCGTTGCTCATGCGCCGGCCTTCTTTGCGTTGCGTGCGTTGCGACGGCTGCGGAACATCAACGCCGCGCCGAGGGCTACGGCTGGAATTCCGAACCAAAGCAAACCCCAAGCGACCGGGCCGCCCGTGTAGGCCAGCTTCTTGCCCGCATCGGCCACAGGTGCCGCGCTGGGCGGCGTTACGGCTGCCGCGGGTATTGGCGCCGGAGTTACTGTTACGGGCAGCTGTACCGGCGTTGTGGGGGTCGGCGTCGGCGCGGGGGTCGTCGGGGTCGGCGTCGGGGTCGGGTCGGGAACGACGACAGGCGGCGGGCAGGCGTCGCGCATCACCACGTTACCGGCGATATAGGCGCCCCCTAGCTCCCCGTCTGGCAACTTCAGCGCTGGCTGCGCGCCGTAGTACATGTCCGCCTGATATGTCCCGCACGCAGGCAGCGCGATCGTGAAAGTCTGCGCCGTGTTTGTGAGAATCGCCCACGTCCACTCTTTCGCCGTCTGTGCGTGGTGGTGGTCGGCTGCGCTGGTCGGCTGCGCAGTGTCGAAAGAATAGCTGCTAAGCCACACTCCGCACCCCGCGGGATTCTTGTCGCTGGTGTGTGCCGTGAAAGATCCGCCGCCATTCCAAGTTGCGCTAACCGTGCCGGCTGCACAGGTCTGGGCTATTGCGCTCGGCGTTGTTTCGGCTGCATTCGCTGCACTGGCCCCAGCCAAGGCGAAAACTGCCCCGGCGATCAGTGCGGCGGCTGTGGTCTTTTTGTTCAATAGGTCCCCTTTGTTTGTATTTGGCTTATGCGGTCGCGGATGAGCTCTAGCACTTCGAGCGCCGTTAGGTTGGTGTCTAGGCCCGCGTACTTGATCCGGTGGATATAGTGCTCAATCCATCCCCCCTCTTCGCTCTCGTAGTCGTCCAGTGTGTCGCGCTTGCCCTCTTCGCGGCCTTGGTTTAGGGCCTCTTCGGTTAGCCGCTCTTCGCGCTCTGTTTGCGCGGTTTTGAGGTTGTATTCGTTCGCCACTCCCTCGAAAAACTCGGTTGCTTCCTCTAAGGCTTCGAGGGCTTCGCGGGTGGCCGTTGCTTGCTTGTACTGCTCATGCTGCTTGACGCGCTGCTCTGCGCGCTCTGCCTCTATGCGCCTTTTGCTCTCGGCGGTCCAGGCTCCCGACTTAGTGCGGGTGTAGGGCTCCGTGGTCGTCATGCCCCCATCTCCCGCGCTCCGTTTTCGGTCACGGTGTAATCGAATCCATAGTCTTCGTAATATGCCAGTCGCTCGGCAAGCACGATTTCCGCCTGTTCGATTGTCTCGCATCGAATGATTACAACTGCCCTAAATGTTTTCATGTCTCCCTGTCTCCTGTTTTGTTTAGTGGCTACTGAATCGCCCAGCGCCGGAGCACGGCCCGGCACGCGGGCGCCGTGTTCCGGTATTGCTCGCGGCTGATAACGCGGCCGGTTATCTCCATGACTGCGGCCAGGGTTTCGGGGCTGGCTTGGCCGTCGCCGGGGATTAGTGCGGGCAGGGGGTCGCCGTGCATTAGCCCGGTCTGTAGGTCGAATTCTGCACCTTGTTTGCTTGCTTGTGCCCATGCGATCGCGGCCAGCATGTACGGCGCGAGGTCCGGGCGGTTTCGCATTGTTGTTGCGTCGTCGCGGGTTTGGTCTGTCGTGGTGGTGTTCATGGTTCTAGCGTCCAATCTGGTGGTTTGCGCGGGTGACGTATTCGAGGGCTGCCGCGGCTTCTGCGATTGCCAACCGTTCCGCGGTTTCGGCTTTTACCAACGCCTCCTGAGCTTTCTCCAGGCCCTCGGTGGCTTTCTGGAGCTCATCGTTAGCATCTCCTAGGCGCGCTTCTGCGATTCTCTCAGGCGTGGCGTAGGTGCTCAGATTCGCCTCAAAGTGTGCCGCCAGTTTCAACCGTGCTGAACTCGAAAAGTCTTCGAAGTTGCTCACATGTAGAACGTGCGTGCGCTCGTTCCGCTTGCCCGTTTCGGAGTTGACGTGCCCATAGTTCGCATTCACTTTGAGCGTAAACCCGGCATGGTAGCGATGACCGTTTACGGTAATGACGGCCAGCGTAGGGCTCTCAGCCGTCCCGTTTCCGTTGATAAAGCCCGTGATAGGGAACCCGCGAGAATCGAGCCCGTGAGCTGGTTCGATGTACGCGCCGCCTGTAGCTCGCACGCGGACCGCTACGCGCCCGAAAGGCGTTTCGTGAATGTATGCGGCGTTCATTCGCTGACCTCCTGCGCGATATTCTCGGCAAAACGCCAGAGGGCTGAATCGGTGTGCGGCTCAGTCTTCACTAGGCCATTACCCCACGTTGCGATGCTGGTCACGTCTGACACGTCGCCGTTATCATCCAGCTTGACATCGAGCCAGTGGCTAGGTCCGCCGCCAGCAAGAGTGATTATGAGATGCCGCTGGATGTCTGCCCCATAGTGAGATTCGTCAATGGTCTCTAGCGCTTCTTCGCGCGCCTCTTCGTCGATGTCTTCGCTATCTACAATCGCGTAGAGCTCTGCTAGGTAGGTCTCGAAGTCGGCGGCCATAGCGGCTACACGTTGATCGGTTTCAGATGAAACGGGGGCGCGGTTTGTGTTGTTCGTCATGGTGGCTCGTTACCGTTCTGTTATGTGGGTTTGTGTATGAGGCGGAATAGAGAAGGCGGAACTTTATACAAGTACGTTCGAAAAGTTCTTATTAAAACATGCGCTTTTGTATATATGTATAGCGTAACACAGTTTCGAGTTAGTGGCTAAATGTGGCCGGGGTTTTTTGGGAGGTAATGAATCATTGAAGCTGGGAGTTTGCTGGAAGGTGTTTTTTCGTGTTTGGAGGGTATCGTACTTATTCCTATTTATTAGTTAATAATTGTATTGTTATAGACAGAGCGTGTTGAGAGGGGGGCGGCTGAAAACACGTTTTTTGAGCTTATGCGGGGTTATACGGTTTTGTTGGCCGAATGTTTCGGGCATGTTACAACGGGGGCGCGGGGGCGTTGCTTGGGGGCGTTTGGCGCATTGCTCGGGGGCGTTGCTCGTGGGCGCCCGCTACCGGGTAGCGAAGATGATTATCGCAAGGCGAATGACCGTGAGGGCTACCAGCGCGATGACGGTTAGGGCTGCGAGGCCGGCAAGCGTGCGGGTTACCGTGTGCGCTTGTTTGGTTCTGGTTGCCGTGGCCGTGGCCGTGGCGCGGGTGTTAGCGGCCCGGGCGCTCGGGTGCGCTAGCTGGGAACGTTCGCGGGCATCCTGTAAGGCGTGGATACGTTCGACTTGTTCGATGCGTAGGGCGCGACGGTCTTCTGGGGTTAGGGCGTCTTCAGGCCAGGTTGTTTGGCTGGCTTGGCTGGCTGTCGCGGGGCTCATCGGGCGGCCTTGGTGTGAGTGGTGGCCGGGGTGCCGAATGCTGCGAACGTGGCGCGCTTGGTGTGCCGTGCCGTGTGGCGCGTAAGGGTTGCCGACTTGTCGGACTGGCGGCGCTCGAGATAGGCTGCGTGCGATTCTGGGGACTTGATTCTAGACATGGTTTGGAGTGCTTTCTGTTTAGTCGTGGTGCTCGTGCATGGCGGGGTGCTATGCGTTCCCTAGTCCCGACTTGCACGGGGGGCGCCTACGCGCGCTAGGGGGTCTTCAGCGGGTTTTTAGGCTTTCCTGTAAATGGGATAACCAGGCGTATTACAGCCCACATACAGGGCAGGAGAGCCAAGGGCACAGCGTGCGACACTGGAAGCAAGTGCAGGGCCGATACCGTGGGGCAGCATAACGGCGCCGTCTTTCATAACCAGGACTTTCGGCAGAATCTCTGCCACCTGCTCGAGGGTCACGCCGCAAGCAGTTTCCAGAGCTGTAAGAGTGTGGATATAGGTGCTCATGGCTTGATCCTTCTTTAGGGTCGTGCTGCCCTTGGCTAGTGCCGTAGGTCGTGCCCCTAGGTGGGGGTGAGCCGTGCGCCTGTATCGCGCGCCTAGGGGCTGTGATAGCTCGAGCGGGGTTAGTGGCTAGTTCGCTTCAGCGGTGGCAGTCGCACGGGCGTAAGCGATAGCGGCGTGAAAGTCTGTCTCTGAGATATAGACAGACCCGTCGGATTCATGTATCGCTTGGAGGTCACACTCCCAGAGCGCGCGGGCGATATCGGCGGCTGGGGGGTCGGTCTCATCGGCGCGCTCATCATCGATAAATTCGATGAGTCGGGACTCTTCCAGCTCCGAATAGTCTTGTTCGTCATACAGGGGGTAGTCATTGCAGAGCTTGATGAGGGTCTCTGCGAGGTCTGCGAGAATGTCGGAGCGGTCAACGTGGGGCGCGATGATTAGCACGCGTGCCCAATGCTCTGTGCTGTGCTCGACCACTAGCGGGGCATAGTCTCGGAGTAGTGCCCTGTAATTGGACGCTAGGACCGTGGGGGCGCGGTAACCCATACCATCCGACTCGTAGGCTACGTGCGAGAGCATGGCGTTTAGGGCCTCTCGAGTGCCCATATCGGGGGTTATTGGGTAGGCAATTATTGAACTCATCATTCCATCTTTCATCGTGCCTTAGTGATTAGTCGCGCCTAGCTGGCATGACTCGTTTACGGCGTAAGGGGCAGTGCTGGTGGGTAGGGGCTCCCAATAGCCTGTACGGGCGTTGGGGGCGTTGGGGGCACGCTAGGCCACGGTGTGTGGCAGGTGGCGACCAGTAAGGCGCACAGGGCCAGCATGACGGGGGTGCGATAGGTCATCATGCGCGCCCGATAAGGTCGGCAACCGTGGTACCACTGAGCCACTGGGCCACAATGACGGGGGTGAGCGCGTCGATATGGGCAATCCTGACAATCTGATAGCGGTCATCCTCGAACATGAGTCCATACATGCGGGCGCGTGCGCCACCAGGTGCGCTTAGTAACTCGCACGCCTGCGTACGGGTGATCAGCGAATCCTTGGGGCTCAGAATGGCCTGTAGCGTGTCGGCATGGATTGCATCGAATGCAAGTGTCATCATGTGCTCTGCTCCGTCCAGGTCTACCGGGGTAGTTCCCCTTACCTGATACTTCAATACTACCGTATGCGAGTCACTAATGGGGCCGATTAGCCACTAATATGCAAACTTTATCCTTACGGTTAGCTGATAGGTGGCTGTGCGTGGGCTGTGGCCGGCAGTAGCTGCGAGCTGGCAACCTGAGTGCTGGCTGAGTGGAGACTGAGTGTCAGGTGGGCAGGGTGGCTGGATACTGGCTGGGAGTGGGCTGGGCGTAGACCAGGGGGCGATTCTGGGAGGATGCTGGGAGTTGACTGGGTAGGGTGGTGCCTGAGGATTGGCTGAGTATGCGCTGGTAGTGGGCCGAGTGGTGAGCGTCGGGAGTGCCAGAGTGCCAACCTGAGAATATGCTGAAAGAAATCATGGGCGGCTTGACAGGTTCGGCTCGATGTGGGCTTCTCCGCCCCCGCGCCCACACCCACACCCTTTTCCCATTTGACCACCCACCTTCCCCACCAAACGAACCCCCCGAAAAAAATTAGTCACTAAACCCGCCACAAAGCTTTGCCCACAAACCCATCCGTGCCACACTTATCTCACGCCGGAATAAACCCCGGTGAACGCCCGGTCCCGACCTTTGCGCCTATCCGCAAGGCGGGGCCGGGACTACCCCAGCACCACCAACCGTTTTGGAGGAAACGCTTTGATAGACACCCGTCCCGAATATCTCCCCGAGGAAATCGAAGGCCCCGACGACACCGAAAGCCTCGAAGGCATCCTCGGCAAAGAACTTGCCGACCTGCTCCCGCCCAGCCCAAGCCCAAGCGCCCGCGCCGCAAGCAGCATCGCGGCCATCGGGGAATCGGTAGAGGCTCGCTTCTTCACCGCAACTACCGGCTCCCCCGCATCGCCCAAGCAGCGCATAGACGTCGCACAACTCCGTGAATTCACTGTCGCACTAGCAATCGCAATCGAGCGGCGCGTCCCCGCCGGCCGTAACAAAGCCCTCGCCCTCACCGCCCTCGAAGACGTGCTGATGCGCGCCAACCGAGCCATCTTCGCCCCAGAAGGCCACAAGTGAGCACCACTGGGACGGCCGAAAATACGATCCGCCTAACGGTGAGCGTAGACGGCCAAAAGCCCACCTTCAAAAGCGCATGGTTGCTCCCAGCCACGGCCGACGAGGAATTGGCTTTGTTGGACTACATCGCCGTCACGGCCCGCGATCTCGCAATCGTCGAAATCGGTACATGGAAGGCCCGCAAGTGAAGGCATCGGGCGTCAGTAGCGCAACCCTCCTGACGATCGTCTTCGTCGTCCTCAAGCTGACCGGGGTCATCGCCTGGTCATGGTGGCTGGTACTCTCCCCGACCCTAGTCAGCATCGCTGTCGCGCTGCTAGTGCTCCTAGGATTCGGCGCAGTCCTGCTCTGGGGCAATCTCGACGACCGGAAGTATGCCCGCGTGCGCCAGGCTAAGAAAGTCACCAAGTGACCTACGACGGCTACGATGACGAGGGCGACCTCCTGAGCAAGGCAACCTACCACGAGCAAACGATCACCCAACGGTTCATCGGCCTCAGCCCGTACATCCTGATCGAAATGAAGGGCGACGACGACGGCCACTTCGAGATGCAGGGACTCACCATCAAGGAGGCCATCGCAATCCAGCACCGGTCAATCGCCGCTCTCAAGCGCACCGCCCGTGCCAACCGCAAGGCGGCCCGCAAGTGAGCCTCCTCCTAGCAATCATCACCGTAGTCGTAGTCGTCGCAGCCTTCGTCACCGCCGTCGTCCTCACGGTCATCTACGGCCTGTCCCGCCTAGCCGGAAGCGACGAGGGCTGACCCATGAGCGACTACGACGACAACCACGACCACGCGCTCCCCCACGAACACCACCGCCTCGGCGTGAAGCAGATCCCCACCCACCTCCTCGAGATCGTCGAATTCGAGCCGGACGAGATCGACAACTTCCCGGTCTTCCGCATGTTCTTCAACGGCGACACCCTGCTCGAGCTTGCCGAGGCGTACCGCCTCCTCGGCTCCTTCCTCGACGACAAATACGCCGGCACGGAGCCCACCGCATGATGGGGGCTGAATGGTTTCCCCTGGTCGGGTTCGAGAGCCACTATTCGATCACTGGGACCGGCCGTATTCGCCGTAATGGTGCGATCGTCGACATGAAAACGCATTTGGCGAAGGGGTATCCCACGCTGCGGGTTTCGGTCAATGGCAAGACGACGCTCGTGCAGGTGCACAGGGCGCTTGGGCTTGCATTCATCCCCAACCCGGCCGACCTTCCCGTAGTTAGGCATAAGAACGATGACCCGAGCGATTTCCGCTTGGAAAATCTTGAATGGGGCACCCAGACCGACAACAATCTCGACGCGATTCGGAATGGACTAAACGTGATGTCGAATAAGACTCATTGCAAGAATATGCATGAGTTCACCTTTGAAAATACCCAAATTGAGCGTACGAGAAGTGGAATCCACAGAAAGTGTCGGATCTGCTCGCGTGAGGCAAACCTTCGCTACCTTGAGCGCAAGCGCCAAAAAACCGAGGTTTCCGCATGAGCCTGCCAATACGCAATGCTGCGGTCGTTCACGCCACCCCGCGGATGCTCGTGTTCGATATCGAATCGACGGGTATCGACGTCTATAGCGATCGCATCGTGACCCTCTACCTTGGAATGCTCGAAAGTGATGGAACAATCAGCCAGGAGCTGAACTGGGTCATCAATCCTGGCGTCGACATACCTACGGGCGCCAGTGATATTCATGGGTATACGACCGCGCGTGTCCAGAAAGAAGGGCGGACCGACATCCCAGATGCTCTCGGCCAGATTCTCTGGGTTATCGAGACAGAGTGCTTGTTTGGTGAAGTGCCGCTGGCGGGCTACAACCTGTCTTACGACATCACTTTGCTCGAATCAGAGCGCGCTCGGCACCTACCCGGCCATCCGCCGCTCGACTTCACGAAGATCGATGTCCTCGACGGCCTTGTGCTCGACAAGGGCGTCAACAAATACCGCAAAGGCTCCCGCAAGCTGGTCGACACCGCTAAGCACTACGGCGTACCGATAACTGCTGAGGAAGCCCACGAGGCCCGCGCCGACGCAGTAGCAAGCGGCCGTATTATCCAGAAGATCTTGGCAAGCCCGTCGCTCGCCGGCCGTAACCTGAGGTCCCTCCATAGCCAGCAGATTTCATGGAAAGCCAGCCAAGCTGCTTCGCTGCAGGCCTATTTCCGCGGCAAAGGCGGCAAGCCAGACGCTGTCGTCGATCCAGGGTGGCCCCTCCAGTCACGAGCAAGCGCATGACAGAGTTCGACGGGCTCGAGCTGATGAAACTCGCGCTGCAGATTGGTGATGAGATCTTCTCAATCAAGCTTCCCGCTCATGCCATGTTCCGCAACGACAGCGAAGCTAAAAGGACAGCCGCCATATGCGAGAACTTCATCTACAACACCCTCGTTGGCGAAGGTCCGAACAGGCTTCTTTGGACAAACCCCGAGACAGGAGCAAGCGCATGACCAACCCCACCCGCCTCACCACCATCAAGGCCCAAGACCTCGGCCTCGAGCACCTGAACGACCGTATCCTCGTGAAAGGCAGCGCTGGGTACCTGCTCGGCTGGGAAACGGAAGACCATGAGGAGTCGCTCATCACGATCTACCTCACCCCGTCCCAGACACCCCGCTCCGTCCGCGTCAGCCCCCATACCCTCGTCACCGTCCTAGATGCCGACACACCCCGCACACCTGTAGCCCACTGGGGCGTGCCGGAGACCGTAGCGGCAGCATGAGTTCATATTCGGGGCGCGCAAAAAGGTTAGACGCAAAGGACATCACCGGGCAGCGGTTCGGGATGCTTGTAGCTATTGAGCGTGCTCCAATGGGGCGCTACAAAAATACGAGGTGGATTTGCAGGTGTGATTGCGGTCAGAACTCGACCCCGTTTCAGGGGAATCTTCGTTCTGGTGCAGTTACGAGTTGCGGATGCAATAGGACCCATCGGGCCGAAAAAGTCCTGAATCAGGACGGGTATGTCTTCGTTGATGCCCCGCTCGATCACCCGCGCCGGAATGTTCGCTCAGGAAGGATTCGTGAGCACATCCTGGTCATGGAGGGCGTCTTGCGCCGCCACCTCCTGCCGGGCGAAGAGGTTCATCATCTCGACGCAAACAAGACCAACAATCATCCAGAAAATCTCGAGTTGTGGACGAGAAGCCACCCCGCGGGAGCCAGAGTAAAGGACCACGTCAAATGGGCAAAGAAGATTCTCGGAACATACGAACCGACATCGCTAGCAATCCCGTGAGTAATCCGAGTCACTATACGTCGCATAAAAGCGGAATCGAGGCAATCCAGATTACGCGCCACGAAACTTTCCTCCGCGGCAATGTCATAAAGTACGTCCTCCGCGCCCCCTACAAGGGCACAGAGCTGCAGGATCTCCAAAAGGCCCGCCAGTACCTCAACTGGGAAATAGACCGCGTAGCATCCGCTGAAAGGGTAACCGCATGACCATTAACAACGCAACAGAAATCGCTGGCATCCTCGACGCATGGGCCTCCGGCTCCATCACAGAAGCGGAGCGTGACGCAGCAATCAACGCAATCGCAACCCGCGGGCAGCAAACCAGGCTGGCCGAGATCGCGTTTCACCCGGCCGATAAGGATGTAGCGTAATGGTCCTCGACGAACGCCTCCTCAAGGTAGATGCCCGAGGCCGAGTGACGATTGGTAACGCTGTGCGGCGGAACGCTATCGAGCCTTCCCCGTATTACACGATTGCATTCGGCGAGAGCGGCAAGCTGATTCTCACGCCGGTCAGTTTTAGCCCAACCTCTAGCCACGGTTAGTCACTACCAACACCCAGTAAACGCACAGCCCCGCACCTCCAACTGAGGGAGCGGGGCTGTTTGCGTTGAGCTAAGCAGCAATACGCGAGACTTCGCTCACTTCTATGAGCCCGAATTCTCGGCAGACTTCGGAAACGAATTCGTGGCGATTTACTTCTATTGAGAAACCACTTGCAGTCCACAAGAAAAGTGAGTTGATATGTGCTAGATGGTTTGCTGCGAAATAGATTGTCCTAGCGAACTCGATGTCGGGCATGACAATCATTTAGTTATCCTTTTTGACTACTATATGGCTGCAAATACTTGCACTGTTGCAACAAACACTAGATCAAGCCAGCGACACTTGTCTGCCCCCCCCTTCGGGGAAAGATGTTGCTTTCGCATGGAACTAGCCGCTAGTGTTCCATATGTGAGTCAGCCTTATCGAGACTCGTCCCTGGAATGATGAGAGAAATTATGAACGCCGCAAAAACTTCTGCAGCCGAGAAAACCATCGCGCCTGCGCCCGAACTGACAGGCTATTCGACTGATGTGACACTGTTCGCTAGTCGCTATAAGCAGGGTGGCCGGACAGTTTATTCGCTCGATTTGAGCCCAAGCCAGATCACGTCCATTGTGACGGAGCCGGATATCAACACGGTTTCGCCTGGCAACCGCGCCATTCGACCAGCGCACGCTGATTCGTTCGGCAAGTATCTGCGTGAGCGGGAAGATTGGGTGAGTCCGAGTCTGATGCTGCGCTCCCCCACGCCGTTTGAACTCGACGTACAGAACGAAGTCGGGCCGCTACAGTTCGGCTTCCTATCCATTCCGCGCCGCTCCCTCGTCGACCTGCATATCGTCGACGGCCAGCACCGCATCCTCGGCATGTTCCGGGCCGAGAAAGCGATCGCAGCCGACATCGATAAGGCTCGGAGTGCGCTGGCTACAGCTCGCCGGAACGAAGGAGCGGGCAGTACGAGCGAGAAAGAGATCCGTAAAGCAATCGCGCAGCTCGAGCATGAGCGCACACGCCTGGAAACCGAGATCATTCACACGGCCGTCTATGTCGAAGCAGACCCCGCCAGCTACCGACAGATGTTTTTCGATGTCGCAGATAATGCGCTCGGGATCACCGCCTCCGTCAAAACCCGTTTCGATAGCCGCAAAGTCGTTCACCGGGCGCGTGAAGCGACAATGGAGCACCGGCTACTTGTAGACCGTGTAGACCCTGAAGGCGACCGTATGGGCCGCGGGTCGCCGTTCATCATGGGTGCAAAGCATGTGGCCGAAGTGATCCGTACTGTGAATGTGGGGCTCGATGGTCGAGTGTCGCGCCGGCAAGAAGTTGAGTTCGATGAAAAAGAGCTTGCCGCGCGCACGATCGTTTTTCTCGATCTCATGCTCGATTCATTCCCTCAACTCCAGGAGCTTGTTTTAGGAAAATCAACCGCAGATGATTTACGCCGCCACAGCATGTTGGGTAGCGTGCTTTTCTTCCGGGTGCTTGGCGGGGCATTCTTCGAGTTGCTGACAGAGCACGCTTACACGCCTGAGATGATCGGCGAGTTTTTCGTGAAACTGGCGCCGCATGTCATTGCGCCGGTCTATGCGGAAAGCATCTGGATCGCCGACGCCCCAGCTGGGCTGTTCTCAGTGGGCTCAGGTTCACCGCACGGTCGACGCCAGGATTTGAAACAACTCAAGGACACGCTCGTTGCTTGGGCACTCGACAAGCCCGCTTTCCTCGAAGGGCCACCAGCCCCACGTCCCGAGCCTGAGCTCGAAGAAGTATCGTCTGAGGAGGAAATGCGTATCGTCGATGAGATTCTGGCGCTGACGGTGCCGAAGAAGTAAGCTCTAAGTCTCCGACCAAGAGAATGCGACCCGTAAGGCAGATTGCCGTTTACTGCGGTTGAAGAATTTTGATCCCCCCGCTCGGCTTAGGCCTCGGGGGGATTTTCTTTGCCCCCTAACCAACCTGTGAGTTTGCTGAACGCTCAGGTACGGTTATGGGATGGAGGCCCCCGAATACGACCGTAAGAAAGGCCTGTCGACATTCGACAGGCTGATTTTGCGTGGGGCTAAAGCGGGCAAGTCGCCGAACGAAATCAGCGACTTGACAAACGGTGTCATCAAGCCTGAAGTGGTCGCAGTTCGCATCCTTGAGATATTGGACGGCCGAGACTGGCTGAGTGAAGCGCACCAGCGGATGTTGCTCACCGATGAGATCATGGAGCTGAAAGACGTTCTCACCGTCAAGGCGGTGGAGTACGGCTCGATCGACCACACGCGTGAGCTCATCAAAGTCTTGACCCTCATCGACAAGCGCCTAGCTGATAACAAGTTCGACCTGCAAAGCGCGTTGACACAGATTAGCCGCGCCCAGAGCCAGCTACTTTTGAGCGGCATCAGTCTTGCGCTCGAGCGGTCTTTCCTTGAACTCGAGAAGCGCTACCCAGAGATGCGTAAAGCTGAGCTGCTTGAAATCTTTCATCAGGCCATGCCGGATGCAGTACGGGAGATTGAGAGTCGAGTTACGGCATGAGCGCAGGATACCTTTCCTCCCTCTTACCCGCAGTGCTCATTGGACTTGAAGACAGCGCGCGCAAAGACCGCTACCTCTATGATCCAACACTTTGGATTCACGACCACCTCGGGCTGAATCTCACCCTCAAGCAGTCGGAAGTGGCCGATGCTGTAGTTTCTGGTCCCACAAAGTCGATCGCAGTCCGCGCTGGTCACGGCACGGGTAAGTCGGCTATCGCTTCACTGCTCGGCGTCTTCTGGATTGACGTTCACCCATTAGGCCAAGCTTTTGTCGCCTCCACCGCTCCTTCAGCGGCTCAGGTAGGCGGAATTCTATTTAGGGAGATGAAGAGGTGGCACAAGCTTAGCGGGGAGCGCCACGATGAGTATTTGCGGCTAAAGGCCAACGGACAGGACACGGGAACGCTGCCCGATCATCGCTTGCCGGGCAGCATCAATGGCGCGAATGAGTGGAAACTCGATGATGGCACCCTGGTCGCCGTAGGGCGCCGGCCACCGGATAGCAAAGACGAGGATTCATTTCAGGGCCTCCACTCGCCTTTCCTTCTCAGCATTGGTGATGAGGCGGGCGGGCTCCGTGAAGGAATGATCGACGCCCTAGCGAACATCTCAACAGGTGTGAACTGTCGCCGTCTTCTGATCGGAAACCCTAGCAACCCGCGTTCACGTTTCGGGACAATCTTCAAAGACCCTTCCGGGGCCTGGTCGCTTTATCACATGAGTGTGCTCCAAAATCCAAACTTTCATGGGGGCGGCAAATGTTCCTGCGCAGAGCATGTCGGCCAGCCCTATGGTCTCGGCATGTCGAAGCTTGCCCTCGAGTCTCTTTCCGGCCCTGAGTATGTTGAAGAGAAGCGCTTGGAATATGGCGAAGATTCTGCACGGTATAAAGTGCGCGTGCTTGGCGATTTCGCCTACGACGCAGGCAACAACCTCTTCACTGATTATGAGATCGGAAAAGCGCGGGACGCCGAAGTTTTCATTGACTATGAATCCAGCGAAACCAAAACCGTTCTCGGCGTCGACGTAGCTCGCTCCAAATACGGGGATACCAGCTTCGTTTATCGCTTCACCACTGGCTCTATGAGGACGCTAGACAACCTAACGGGCAAGCCTATGCATGTGACGGATACCCCTGGTGGCGAGCTACGCCTCGTTGACAGCTATCGTGGCCTTCCTCTGGTCGACCGTTATGAGACTGATGGTACGCTCACCATCGGTCAGGCAACCCTGATTCACCAGCACGCGATTGCATTGAACGTGTCAGAGGTGCGAATTGACTCTGGTGGGCTTGGTATTGGCCTCGTTGACGGCATCATGTTCCTATGTCGCGGCAAGTATCGCGTAGTGGAGATGCAGGGTGGCGCCGGATCTCCTGATGGCCGGCAGTGGATCAATAACCGCGCCTACCAGTTCGCACAGATGGCGAAGCGTTTCGGTAACGGCCTAGTCGACATCGACACGGGCGACTCAACGTTGATCGAACAGTTGGAAGACATTCTGATCGAATACGTCGACCCCCATAATGCAATGAAAGTTGAATCGAAGATCTCGATGAAAAAGAGGGGCGTCTCATCCCCCGATGCAGCAGACGCAGCATGGTATGCCTGTGCCGACCTCCGTCATTTGGATGGGCCGAAAGATGGTCAACTGCTAATCAAATCCCCCGACCAAATCATGCAAGAACTCATGCTCAGTGGCTATACGGACCCTTACCCGTTCTAAGTCTGGGTGTTTCCCGACAGTTTGCTGTATCTTGGCCTAATGCCGACTACTCCAGCCAAGCCCCGCAACACGGTCCAGGTGCGGCTGGAAAACCTAGCCAAAGCGCAAGGCAAAGAAATCACCCGCATGACCGAGAGCATGGCTGACCTCCAGCTTGCGATCGAAGACCGCGGTTGGACGCGCGGCGGCAACCAGTACAGCACTACAGGGCTCGACCTGCCAGCGCTCCGCATTATCTCTGACGACCTCCGCTCCTGGCTAGTGGGCGGCGGCATGGTCAAGCGCATCTGTGAGATCCGCGGCAACTCGATCTATGGCGATGGTGTCGGCTTCAAAAACTACGCCAAAGCGATCAACGCTTTTACCAGCCCGAACAACGTGGTCAAGCTTTTCAGTACGGCCGCCATGATGGAGATAAACCGCAGCCACGGCACAGACGGCACGGTAGTCTTCCTCATCAACAAAACGACGAAACAGATTAGCCGCTACGGCATCGAAGAAATGGGCCTCCCTTTCGTTGACTCAAACGACCGCGAGACGACATGGTTTGTCCGCCGTACTTTCACGCGCATCACGATGGACGATGCTGTCGGCACGCTCGTCGATGAGTATTACCCCACAGACCTCTGCCCGGCAGACAAGTTGAACGGCTCACTTATCGCGCAGTATGACGGCAACATTGTGCCGATCAACACCAATTTCACTGCTGTCGTCTGGGATGTGAATAAGCAGGTCGGCTGGCCGCTTGGTATCCCCGACCTCCTTCCTTCGCTCCAATGGGCCGAGAAATACACCGACTACCTGAAAGACCAGTCCAAGTTTGCGAAAGCGCTTGCGCAGATCGCATGGCAGTACCGCGCGCAGAACACCGACCAGGCTAAGAAGATCGCCGCAGCTATCACGCCGGATGGTATTGCTGACAGCGCCATCCAGACGCCTGGCATGGACATGAAGCCGCTACCCGGCAACTCGGGTGTCACGTTCGATAACGGAGCCGCCCTCGCAGCGCAAGCCGCCGCGGCTGGCGAAGTGACGAAAGAAGATCTGCTTGCTGAAGGCCAGTACGCACCCGGCGCCCGGCTTGACCCGAATGTGCGGAAGATGATTGGCGCGCGCCGGCAGGCCGCTACCGAGATTTTCAAGCGCATCGGTAAATTGCTTGGCGCCCCGAAGCTCGAAGTTGTCTGGCCGAACATCGATGACGAAGACCCGTTCCGCGATGCCCAGATGATTGTGGCCGCGTTCCAGACGGGTGCCTTCTCTCCTTCAGAGATCCGCCCGGCACTCGCGCACCGCACGGGTATCGAGCTCGCGGAAGGTTCGACGGTCCCCAAGGGCGTCATCACTCCGAACAACCAGAAGGCGATCGACGACGCTACGGCTGCAGCGGTTGCTGCCGCCAAGAAGGTCAGCGATAACGCTCAGGTTGCCGCAGACCAGAAGGCTGCCGGTATGCCAATGCCTACTGCAGCCGACACCGCATCGAAGCCCGGCACTTCTGCGGGCCTCCAAAACCAGCAAGGAAAAGATAGCCTCGGCGTCGGCAAGGTGAGCCTAGGAGACAACACGACCCGCGATAAAAACGGTGCCGGTCACTAGTTCAAAACCTTTCCTGTGTGTTTGCTGCACGATTCCTGTATCTTGGCTGAATGACAACTCGCATACTCGTCCATGAGTCTGACGCGACTCTGCGTGCTGTCGAAGGCAACCGTTGGGCCGCAACGCTCATCTCCCCCGGACAAGGCTCGAGCGGGGTTTACAGCGAATCTGTGCTCCGCGAATCTGCCGCACGCGCTTTCCCGGCAGGCACCAAACTTTGGTTCGGTCACCCGAAAGCCGGTCAAGGGCCAGGCGAACGCGACCCGCGCGACCAGTGGGGTTTTCTGCCCGAAGACGCGCAATACCAAGAAGGCGTCGGGATCGTAGCCACCCCGCAGGTGCTCGACCACTGGAAGGCCGTAGTCGAATCTCTCGGCACGCAGGCCGCACTCTCCGTCTTTGCTATCGGCGAATCTGATGAAGAAGGCAACGTGACCTCCCTACTCGCAGAGGTCACCAACTCTGTCGACATCGTGAGCTATCCCGGCCGTTCCGGCTCTGGGCTCACCCAAAAACTGTACGAGGCCGCACGGGCCGCGTCACCAAAACCTGCTGTCGAAGCCTCGGCAGAGGATCACATGGAAGAAGGAAATATGGATGAGCTGACGAAGGCTATTGAAGCCCTCACCGTTCTCTTGACTTCCCACATCACCGAATCGAAGGCCGCTGTTGCTACTGCGGTCGAGGCCGAGGCATCCGCCGAGTCCGTCGAGACGGCTGTGGAAAGCGCAGTTATCGCATACGGCGAGAAGGCGACGTTGATTGATGACGCCAAGCTCCTGCCGTCACAGGTCGCCGAGCTCAAGGCTCTCGCCCTGAAGGGTGCAGATGTTGCCCCTCTTATCGAGAAGGCAAAGGCCATTCTCCTCGAAGCCAAGGCTGCGTCCAGCACCGAGGTCACGCTTGTTGGCGGCCGCGTGCTCGAATCTGCCGGTTCCGCTGACGACTACCAGATTGGTCGGTACCACGCATGAGCGTCACCCTCACACAGGTCTACAAGGGCGATTCCAGCCAGGACCGCGAATGGCCGGTAGCTTCCGGGACGAACGCCGGTACTGCTGTCGTCTCCATCTCCAACCAGCCGGCAGTGACGATCACCAACCGTGGTGACTCGACCCTGACGAAGCAGATCGGCTACATCAGCATCACCATCCCGTCTGGTGGCGTTGGCAACCTTCCCGGTTCGGCAACTATCGCCGTGAATGGAACCTACCGTGGCGCTGTCACGGGAGCAGGTTCTAGTACCCCGAAAAATACTTCCGTGTTCGCGGTTGTGGCTGGCGGACTAGTTACGGAGCTCACGCTCACGGCGGCTGGTAACACGAAGTTCGGCGTCGTCGACTCGTTCCTCGGAAAGGCGTCCGCTTCGGATACCGCAATCAAGATTGGAGTGTTCGCCTGATGGTTGCTGCGAGCCCTTTCAACGCTAATGGGCGCCTGAAGGTTCCCGTAGGCGTCACCCCCGCCAAGCTCAAGGCGATCAAAGGTCTGGTAGAGGAAACTCTTTCCGGTGGCCTGATTGCCCGCGGTTACTTCGAGGAAGCGATGCAGTCTTCGGACGCGATCTTCGCCTACGCTCACCTCACCAACCTCAACGTGCTGCCCGAGTATGACAAGCTCGAGCCGACCTGGAAGCAGATTGCCGGCACCCGTGAGGTTCCGAACTTCCGCAAGCCGATCCTCTACAGCCTCGTCTCGCAGTTCTCGGGCGTGGAAGAGGAAGGCGCCGACCCGGCCGGGATTGCCCCGAACGGTATCGCACCTGTCGTCCCTGAAGGCGCGGCTTACCCCTACGCCTACATGTCGGGCGATGAGGCAGTTTCCGGTGGAATCAAGAAGCGCGGTTTCAAGACCGACTTCACCTTCGAGACGTTCATCAACGACTCGATCGGTTTCATCCAGGCGCTCCCCGGCAACATCGTTTCCGTTGCGGCTGACACCGCTGACTATGAGGTCTATTCGGCCCTCATCAATGGTGTTGGACCTGCCGAGAAGCTTCTCGGTGGACCTACCCCGGATGGCGTGACCAGCGTTACGGTCAACGCGCCGTTCAGCCGTGCTGCGCTCCTTCGCGCCAAGTACGAGATGACGCAGCGGAAGATCCAGAACCGCTACATCAAGGTCACAGGTGGCTACAACCTCGTTGTGCCTTACGGCCAGGCCGATTTCGTCAAGTTCCAGCTTGCGCTGGGTCTCGCCGAGATCACCGATGGAGCGACTAGCCTCAGCGTCTCGGGATTCAACCCGTTCGCTGATGTGACCGTTATCGAGACGGAGTGGGTGACCGGCACAAACTGGTACCTCATCCCGAAGCCTGGCGCGACCCGTCGCCCGGTGCTCGACTATGGCCTGCTCGTTGGACACACCGCGCCTGAGCTTCGCGTCGAGAACGCGACCGGAACCTACTTCGGTGGTTCTTCGGTCACCCCGTTCGAGGGCGATTTCAACACGGATTCGGCGACTTTCCGCCTCCGTCAGATTGGTGGCGGAATCCTCTGGACCCCGCAGCTCGTCATCTGGTCGAACGGTACTGGCGCCTGATGGTCAATTTCCTCGCCCCGCTGAAAGGTGAACCGATCGCGTTTGTCGGTCACCAGGCAGTGCAGGATGGCGACTACGCCCCGGAACCTTACGTCATCGTAGGTTCGCTTCCAGCAGGCGTCATCGCCCCGGCTGCGACCGTGGCACCGGCAGTTGTAGCGACAGACGCTACTTCGGTTGGTAACCAGTTCAACGCACTGCTCACCTCCCTCCGGGCGGCTGGCCTCCTGGTCTAGTCACCCCTAATGAAACGGCCCAGCCCCCATGAAGGGCTGGGCTGTTTTGCTTTTAGTGGCTAACTACCCACACACAGGGTGAACCTGTGTGTTATCTGAAAGTTCCCTGTACTCTGGGTATCACGACAGGCACCTCCTCCTGATCGCAAGCGGGTGGGATTCCGACCCGAGTCGAGATCTTGTTTCTCCTCGACGGAATCCCACCCCCAACGAAAGGCTCGCACATGGCAAACGTAGGAGCAGTGCCAGTTGACGGCACTACCCTTCTCGGCCAAGTTCGCAGCCTCATTGGCGATACTCAGTACAAAGACCTGATCCCCGCACAGACCGGCTTTGGTGATTTCGGCTACTTCTCTGACAGCGACATCCTGGCCTTCATCGGTACCGGCCTCCCGAACGCTAAGCGTGCGGCTGGTAATGCTTTCTTGCAGCTCGCGGTCAGCACTTCGCTCTCTTCCGTCAACATGGCGACAGATGACCTGCGGATTGCGAACGATAAGCGCGCCGCCGACATCCGCCTCGCCGCCAGCATGTATTTCGCGCAAGCTGATGATGATGACGCGCACGGCCGCAATGGCGATGCGGAAATGATTATTGTCAGCCCCGGTCGCAAGCTCACCGTGTTCTCCCCGTGGCGCAACCCGCTGCTCGACGACTACTACGGCCTGGACACGCAGACGTTTACGGCCAAGCCGGTCTAG